GACTCAGTAGCATCAGACTCAGTAGCATCAGACTCAGTAGCATCAGACTCAGTAGCATAAGACTCAGTATCGTTGAGTTCAGAGACACGAGTATCTATTATTTCTTCGTTCGAAACCATAATGTTATACATAAGTATTAGAATAAAATATTGGTATTCTTTTAAAATTCAATATTGTTTATATCCCGGACCGGGATTATATTTTGGACAGTTCGTACCGTAAAAATCGATTTTTGAATTTTCTCCATCTGGACAACACCCAAATGCAGTTTGTGAACAATTCCCTTGTTCCACGTGCTCCGATCCTGGTGCTACAACGAGTGAAACATGGTTTGCTATTATGAAAAATAAGAGAATTAACGATAATATAATGATAAGTGTTTTATTTTCCATTATATTATATTAGTATTTTCTTTTTTTTAACGTTTTTTTTTTATTTCCGCCTAAAAGCCCTAACAAAAACGGCGTAGTTATAACGCCCGCAGTTGATATTCCGGTAGCAATTAAAAGATTAGTACTAACATTGTTTGGAAACATGCGCGTTTTTTGTTTTGAAAAAGAAGCCGATTTTGGGTTGAATTCATCTTTCGAATCATCATATCCGTTCTTATCATATTTTAAAACTACTGATAGTTGATAGGTATTTTTTAACAAATCGCAAACAAATACATAATCGATTACTCCTGCTACATTGTCTGGGTCGAAAAACCCATCTTCACTCATCATTATTTTAGATGCATAATGGGTCGTCATTTTTTGTGTATTTTTGTCTATTTCTATGTAATTATCATTAACTAGTGTAGATAACCCCATTATCGATTCGGGCTCAAATGTTTTAGAAATGTGCTGAAGTACAAAACGTGTAGTATTTATTAAAAATGCCTGGGTGAAAATAATACTCATTCGATTGATATTGTTGTAATCAATGTTCATTTTGTTTTTCATATAAATAGCAGCCAGGCTTGAATAAAATATGTCCGGATAAAACATAAATGGTGCGTTTTCCTTGTCTGGTGGATCACCTATTATTCCCGTTTTTTTAAACTCGTTATTGTTTATAGTTAGATGATCATAGTTACGACTTAAATCGGCGTTAAGATTTTCTTTCATTTGTTTGGCAATCATTTCCTCCGTAATGTTTTTTTTATGTTTTTCGATTAAATTAATAAATGAATTTGAATTTATAAGCGTATATGATAATAATTTGTCTAACGTATCTTTGAGGGGATTAAGTGTTATATTAAGAGTAAATTTTGGTTTGTTTTTACTTTTTTTCAACTGTCGTTCGAGTGGTTGTGTATCAAACCAATTGGTTAGCATATGCGACGGGTGATTATGGTCAGAACTTGGCGATTGGTTATCCAAAATCTCTTGTTTTACGTACTTTATAATTTTGGTGATGGGTATTTTGTCCGTTCCTTTGAAATGTAAATTATATTTGTTTACGGCGTATATTTTTGAAGAAGGAAGTTTTTTTTTAGATTTATTCTTTATGGTTTTATTTTTCAACATACAATATATAAATATTAATTTAAATATTATATAATATATTTTTATTATATATTACCAATGAAATTATCCAAAGACAGCAATACATTACTTAAGTTCATGTCAACGAAATCCGGATCTTTTCCCAGTCATGTTAATTTGAATAAAAAAACAATAGATATATTAAAAATATTGTTTGACGATATATCAAATGCTCATCGTTTTTTATTGGAATGCAAAAAAATAGGTCTCATTTACAATTGTTCATGGGATGTTATATATAGCTCTAAGCAAATTCCTCAACCTAAAAATTTTAATTACAATAGTTTCCCGAGAGAAATTAGAAATCATATAACTGAATATGCTCACGGCGTAATTCGTTATAGTTTTTCTCTCTTTGATCGAAAGATAACTATATTATTTGTAGTAGAAGATGGTGTTGAAGGCAAAATAGGTGCCTATAATAAATACATCGACAAAATTGTCATGTTGTTGTATATAATAAATGAATATTCGGCAAAACACTGTTCTAAGACCTTGACTATTTATTTATATTTAACTAGTCATAAAAAGGGCCTACCCCGATCTAATATGGAAACCTTGGATGAAATACATATTAATAGCGCATTTACAACCGCGTGTCCGGCCGACTCGGAAATAGTTGTTTTTAGAAAAGAAGAATGGTTTAAAGTATTAACCCACGAAGCATTTCATAGTTTCGGATTAGACTTTTCGGAAGGGAGCGCGGATAGATGTAAAAAAGAAATCCTGGAAATATTTCCGGTAAAATCGGACGTAAACTTGTATGAAAGTTATACAGAATGCTGGGCGGAGATATTAAATATTGCTTTTATAAGTTTTTTGTTTGATAATAATCACACGTTCGAGGTTTTTGTAAATAGTTTCAACCTTTTAATCGCAAATGAAATGAATTATAGTTTTTTTCAATTATCCAAAATATTAACATTTATGGGATTAAAATATAGCGATTTGTATGGAGATCGTGACCACCACAAGATAAATAGGGATACTTTGTATAAAGAAAATACGAATGTTTTGTCATATTATGTAATAAAAACAATATTATTAAATAATTTTCAAGGGTTCTTATCGTGGTGTGCGACCAATAATTTATCATTATTGCAATTCAAAAAAACGCCGACCAATGAACTCGAATTTTGCAAATTTATAAAACGTAATTTTAAATCAAAAACAATGTTGGAAAATATGAAGTGTGCCGATAAACTTGTAAAAGATAAACGAAATGCTTACGTTAACAATAATTTAAGAATGTCGTTATGTGAAATGGGATAGTGTCGCCTCTTTTTACATTTCAACCCTAATTTTTTTAATAATAAAATTGATTTAAATATATTATCAAAGTTAATATAAAAATTTATTGATAATGAGAGAAAAACCAAACGTAGGAGGAATACAATTTAAAACAAAAAAAGAATTAAAAGAATATACAAAAAATCTTTTACATACAAAAGGCATATGTAGGATAGATAAAACAGATAAAGATTATGAATTCTTTTATAATTTATATTTAAGAAAACCTTTACATAAAAAATATATATCGTCTATAATTGGTTTTGAAATAAATCAAAATCCTATACATAAAGATAAGATAGATAATTTATCTGTTATTGATATAAATAACAAAAAATATATAATTAGTTGGAATGATTGTTGCGATGGTTTAGATAAAAATAATGGCGATAAATTAAGAGAAGCGTGTAGAACATCTATACATTATCAAATTAAAGAAACATGGTGTAATTCTACCAAATGTTTTACTTGTGGTAAAATAAAAACAGATGAAGAAAAATTTGAAGTAGACCATTACACTAATGAATTTTGTAAAATATATAATAAATTTATAAAACAAAATAAACTCAAAATACCATCTGATTTTGATAGTAATTCAACCAGTCAATATTCATTCAAATATGAAAATACAGATTTTCAAAAATCATTTGAAGAATTTCATAAAAACGAGGCAGATTTAGAATTATTATGTTATGATTGTCATAGAATAAAGTCCAATAATTTTAAATTTTAAATCAAAAAAATCGGCGTTTGAAATAGGTTAGGGTTTTAAATACTGGGTCCAAAAATAGGAGCATCACAAACAAGTTCTTGGGCGATCATTCCTGCCGCTGCGATCATCGCAAGTCTTCCGTTATTAAGTTCGGCATTTGCCTGAAAAGGATTTTTTTTACTAACAAAAGACCAGAGCCCAAGGTCACCGGGTTGGTAATCTTCTTCCATTACAAATACGTTAGAGGCATTTGTAAATGGATTTTTCCAACCTCGCACCAGAGATCGAATTTCGGCAATAGATACTGCGGATACAAAAGTGGCAAACGTGGTCGGATCGTTCAGAGAATAAATGGCCGGCTGGTGGGTAACTAGCTCAGTTGCCGGAATGGCGACCGCGGCTAGCATACCCCATCTACAATGTTTAAGTTCGGCTTCGCGAAGCTTTACCAATTCAGACATAGATTTGTCGTTAGAAAACCCTAGTGGGTCAAAATATCCCAAGGGCGGGGTGGCTCCGATACTTCTATCAAAACCAGTGACCGTTGCGACGCAAAGCATGAGCACACTAATGCAGCTATACATTTATATATATATATACATAAAATGTCTTTAAATATTAATTATAAATAATCTTTTTTAAGTATCGTGTTTTGAACCTTTGCGCTGTTGATATACTTGTGAAAAGGATATAAAATAATATTAATATATTTAACTTATATGTTTGATATATTAAAAAAATATTTATGCTGTTGCAGCGTTAATTTAAACCCTAACGCCAAAATAGATGATATACTAAATACTCTCGAAATGGATGCAACTATAGACAGAAGCAGAAATGGTCATCATAGTTTTTGCGTAAATGAAAAAAGTGTCCGTTATATTAATAACAATGATAAAGATAGCGACGACGAACTATAATAAAAAAATGAAAGGATCAAGCTACACAATTTAAATGATATCTAAATACATAAACATATATATGGGAATCAAAAATTTGAACAAATTTATCGTAAATGAATGTCCAAGTTCAATTAAGAAAATAAGCTTAAGTGAATTATCCGGCAAAAAGATTGCGATAGATATAAGTATTTATATATTTAAATATGCAATGGACGGTGGATTAATGGATAATATGTATATATTATGTTCTTTGTTTAAGAATTATAATATAATCCCGGTTTTTATATTTGACGGCAAAAGTCCGACGGAAAAAAAGAAATTGTTAGAACAACGCCGAGAGGATAGAAATAAATTAAAACGCGAATACGAAGAATTAAAGACTCTATTACAGAGTGAGACCAATTCAGAGAATGATACACATAATATACGAAATAGTTTAGACCTACTAAACAAAAAACTAGTTATTATCAAAAAAGAGGATTTTGAAAATGTGAAAAAACTAATTACTGCATTCGGGTTTATGTATTTTGATGCAGAAGGGGAAGCAGACGAACTATGTGCTTATTTATGTTTAAAAGGAAGTGTATGGGGGTGTTTAAGTGAAGATATGGATATGTTTGTATATGGGTGCCAAAACATTGTAAGGGGGTTAAATTTACTAAACACATCTGCGGTTGTATATGATAATACCAAAATCCTAAATGAACTAAGGTTAACACAACAAGAGTTACGGGAAATATGCGTGTTATCTGGCACGGATTATAATGTCGATACCGAAACACCATCTATCCATTTGTTTAATACACTGAAACTATTCAAAAAATATAAAAAAAAATATCCCAAATTAGATAAACCGCTCGACTTTTATGGGTGGTTGCTATTAAATAATGCGGATTATATAAAAGATTATGAATTGTTAATGAGAATAAATAATATGTTTTCATTAAAAGACCAGACTCAACTGAAGAGTTTTGAAAAATGCACCATTAGGAATAGCGCAGTAAATGAAAATGATTTGAAATTATTGTTAATGGACCAAGGATTTATTTTCCCATAATATATAGTAAATAAATTAATTTAAATGTTTTTTTTTATTTAATAAAGATATGGAGATAGATTTGAACAAAAATAAATATTCGGAAGTCGTGTTGAAACAAAATATATATAAATTAAACTTATTTGACATATTAAAAACCCAACGACTATCCGCTAGATTTGTGGTAAGGTATATATTAAACAACTGTTATAAATTAACTAAAGAAGAAGAGCAAATCAACGTAGAAGTCGTTTTAATGCACCAACCACATGTAAAACATTATGAAATTGCGAATGAGCAATTTATTTATGATTCGTGTGACTCAGAAATAGAAGATGAAATTAATTTTGAAAAATATGCGCAAGAAAATTAGATTACTAAATAAATACTTTACTGTTCATGTCAAATGGCTTTCCAGAGGATAATTGTGGTATCTGATCGAATTGTGATTGTTTTAATGCGTCGCGCATTTTTTGTAGTAAATCTTTCCAAGAAAGTTCTGCGTTTTCATCGAGGGTTTTTAATAGAGCCCACGTCATGGCGCCCTGCGAACTTGTATTAATAAACGCATCGGCGCTCGTTTGGCTATCTTTACACCCACTTATCATTATAACTTCTCCGACGGTTTCAGCATTTGCACTATTAAAAGTGTTATTTTCGTAATTATCACTATTAAAGTATTGATATTTGAGATCTAAAATAGTGCCACTATGACAACAATCCATAATAACAACTAGAGAGACATTTGGTTTCAGATATCTCTTAATCATTTCATTCAATAAATCATCCACGATTAAATCAGATTCAATAGTAACTATTCCTTCGTCCTTTCCATCGGTTTCCTCATTATCTTCGTCGGCAATACGGGTTCCGTGTCCACTAAAAGAAAAAAATAATAGGTCTCCTTTTTTTGACTGTGTTAAAAGCGTTTTTAACCCATTCAAAATATTATTCTTGGTCGGTTTAATCATAGATTTGTCGGTTAATATATTTATATTACCAAATCCGCTTTTCAAAAGTCGTTTTTCTAGGTTTTGTGCGTCGTTTATGCAACCACTCAATTCATTCGCCGTGTTAAAATAATTAATACCAATTAATAGTGCCTTTTTTGATACATATGGTATACTAATGTTATCTACGTGTGAACCAACGATGATCTCATTGCTGGGGTAATTTTCGTAGTTATTCAAATAACTAATTGCGTACTGTGCGTTTAAATCCTTAAGTATTTTAATATATTTTGCCCTTATTTTATAAACAATCGTAGTTATATTTCGTTTCAACCTATATGAAATTCTACGCTTCACTATATTCACCATATTTCCTTTTATTCTTTTGCCGTTTAAAAAGGTCGCAATTTGTCTTTTGTAAAGTTGTTGATTTAATGCTATTTCCGTTTTTTCCAACATTTTAATGTTTTTGCATAGGTCTGAAAAATAAGTAATCGAAGAATCGCTTTTAAAGATAAACGTATTCAAATAGTTGGAGTTTATTTTATTGAACATTTCATTATATTTTTTGGTTATCTTTGATTTTAACGAAGCGTTGGAAATTACGCGCATCTCGGTTTTTTCCAGCAACCGGATTATTTCCTTAATAACTTTCATCATATACTATATTTATAATATTTTAAAAAATACATAGTTAGAAATGTATTTTTTATAAGTGAAATTGTTTTTTTATTTTTTGTTCCTTGTTATTTATTTTAAATGGTAGCGGCAGGGGCAGCGGCAGGGGCAGCGGCAGACGCAGGGATCGCCTTTTCAAAGTGAGGAGACATATATCTCTGTAGGTTGAAGTAGGTCAGCTCGTCAGTCTTTTTAAGCTTCAATAGAGCGGCTAGCTTGCTGTCGGCATTAATCTTTCTACCATTAGTGGTATCCTGTAGATTGTTGCTTCTGATATACTTGTTAATATCTCTGGTAACCTCGGTTCTGGCCATTTCCGATCCGATGGGCTTATCAAGGAAAGTTGCTAGCTCATTGGAGATCTTGGTGGGCTTTACGAATCCAGAAGGTGCGCGATTTCCAGTCTTGCGCTTCTTCTTTGAGCAAAGCTTCTGGGAAGCCTTGAGTTCGCGGGACCACTTCTTTTCGAGGGTCTTGTACTCAGTCTTAAGAGTAGAGATGAGTGAGCTAATCTGCTGCAATTTAGCAAGGAATTCAATTGAGGCATCTCCGAGATTGTCAATTTGTTCAACTTGTTCAGCAACAACGGGGACGACTTCATTTGTATCAACGACGTCGTTTTGTACAGAGGCGACCGCCACAGTCTCCTTCGAAGAACTCTTGGTCTTCTTAACGGTTACCGCGGGGGCAGGCGCGACTGATACAGCGGCATCGGAATTAACGGAGGCGGACACGGTGGTAGGCTTAGTTGTCTTGGTTCTAGGCATCTTATTATAATATACCTAAACAAAAACTTTTTAAGTAGTTTAACGCATTAAATACATTAATTACTGCTTAATATGCTGTAGCCCCAAAAAAATACGTATACTAATATATTGAACCTCGCGATTTCAAAAATATCGCACCGATTCATACAATAATGGCAAGGCCATGGCAGCGTCACTATTCACAAGGGTTAATGCGGATAGTACATAAGTGGCACCAAGGTATCTCGAAGAACCATCTATACCAGTTCTTACCAAGTTTTCCAGTGAAGCTAAAATATATAATTTAACACGGTTCAAACTATCTACACTAATCTGTTCATTCATCGCCAACACGTCTAAATTAATAGGATTAAATGGATTTCCATTAGGGGGGCAAATCTCGCGTTGTATGATCGGACTCAAGGATGCTCTATAATTCCAAATATCTGTCAATTCGCGATAAAATTTGAAAAGTCGTCTACTAGATAATAAAAGATACCAATCGGGATTGGTAAAGTATCCCAAACTATCTATATCGCTAAATAAAGATAAAGATCTTTGTTCTAACTGTTGTCGAATAGATAATTCCGAGGGTGTATCTTTTTCTTTGTCTATTTCAATATTTATGTCAAGGGCGAAAATATTTGCTAGTTTCACTATTTTTTGTATGTTGCTTAATAAATCCGTTTTTATGATATATCTATTATAAGGATTTTTAATGGTTTGGTTTGGTTTAGAATTGATTAAGGTAAATAGTGAAATAATATCACATCCATAAATAAAACCACTTTCATCCGAAAAACTTATAAATTGGTGGAATGATATGTCTTTTATAGGTTCTAGAGTAACAAAATCATCTAGGTTATTACATAAGCCTCTTTTCAAAACGGCGGGTCCGTGTAATGTATTGTATTTTCTCTGTAAATTGCCCCGAAATCTGGTTTGAACCTTTATTACCACTTTTGACAAATATAAATGTGTAAACAATGCTAAAAACAGCTCATCTTTATTTCCACTTGTTTTTAAGTTGTATGCTTTATTAAATAGTTTTAATTGTCGTGCATTGTAGTTGTACAAAAATAAAGAACTATAATTATGCATCGTGGGTGTAATCAATTCGTCATCTTTTATCTTATGGTGTCTAGATAACGTATTCTTTTGTCCGGCCAATTTATCTTTTACCGTTTGTTTATAACTTTCGACAAATGTTCGTAAATCGGCAGCCTTGTTGTGTTTATAAATGTGTTTATTAGATATCTTTACCATTTACAATAATATAATATTTTTTTTTTATATACATTTCGATGTTTATATAATTGGTATCATATTTGGCTTCATATTTGGTTAATTTACAAACGTATTTAATTTACGAATGCTTTTATGGTAACGATTTGTTTATTTAAGAAAAAATTGATTTAAAGATTAACCATTGGTATATAGTATAGATAATAAGAATGGCAACCAGCATTATTGACGGAACAAAGATTGATACCTCTGTATTCTCCTATTCTGCCCCCAAGGCGCACGCTTCGGGTGGAAAGGTGGTGAATTTGTATAATAAAAACTCAAGAGCCTCGCTCACTCTTGCTACTCCACTTCTTATGACGTGGGGTGCTCAAGAAAGTAAGGATCAACAGGGCAATACTCTTGGTAAGTGGACAATGTCTTTGCAGTTTCCTAGTAAAGAATATCCAAATGAAGCGGGTGAGGCTTTCCTCGCTTCTATCAAAGAACTAGAACGTAAAGTCAAGGCCGACGCCATTACGTATTCTAAGGAGTGGTTCGGTAAGTCTATTACAAGTAGTGATGTAATGGATGAAAAGTTTAATGTTATGTTGAGATATCCAAAGATTAAGGGATCAGCTGAGCTAGATCACGATCGTGCACCCACTATGACGGTAAAGCTACCTTGCTGGAGCGGTGTTTGGAAGTCAGAGATTTATGACGAGGAAGGCGAGCCACTATACGTAAATGGCAAGACAAATAGTCACCTCAATCCTCTCGAGTTTTTGACTTCGAAATCACAGGTAATCTGCCTGATCCAGTGCGGTGGACTTTGGTTTGTAAACGGCAAGGTATCTATTACTTGGAATCTGACTCAGGCGATGGTACAGAGACCCAAGGGTAACGTTTTGGGACAGTGTCTACTCACGCCTAAAAAGGAAGATACGGATAAGCTGAAGTCTTTTGTTCGTGATACTGCCGAGGATGTGGATCCTGAGGGCGCTGTATCTGCTACGGTAGTGGCGGATAGCGATGATGAAGAGGATGAAGAAGAGGCGATTAAAACGGAAGCAAAACAGGAGGTTGCGGTAGTCATTCAGGAAACCCTACAAGAAACACAACAAGACGATGTTGTAAAGAAGAAGCGTATTGTTAAGAAGAAGACGGTAGTTAGTGAGGCATAGACATTTAGACATTTAGATTTCAGCATAGACCAGATCTTTTAATCAATTAAAAAAAATGTAATATTATTTTTTTTAATTGTGTACCACTTAACTAATTGTAATTTTTACGATTAAATCTGATAGTTCGCTGATATCATACATATTATTAGTAATCTTTGATATTCCATTGCTTTTTATTCTATGTTGTTGTTCCCTTTTTAGTAATAATTTTTCTGCCTGAATTTCAATAACTTTTTTCCCAATAGAAAAAATAATTGGTTTATTATTCAGTATAATTGCAGGTAATTCTGTGGCGCAAATATTCAACGCAAAGTGTATGTTATTATCGTCATCTATAAACATATTTTCGTCTAATTCCGGTTCACAAATAACAATCATTTCACATCCGGATAAATCATAATATGATTCACCATACCATAGAGGAACTAAAAATAGTTGCTCTTTTATATATAATTTGTATAAATTATGGTCAAGTAAGTCATTAATACTGGGGTTTAGTTTATAAATAGTTACATTGTCGTATTTTTTACATACCATTTCTCTCAATTCATTCAAAATATTATTTGATAAATGAAGAACCAATCTATTGTTGGAGAGAAATTCATAAATACGGATAATGGTTTCTTTATCCAGGTTGTCGAACAATTGTACTGAAATTTTTTTACATCCTAATACTATATCCTTTACGATAGTAACTATTACGTCTTCATAATTACCATCAAATACCGTTTTCATAAATAATTGCAATATATCCGCATATATATCCGTGTTTTTGTATTGACTTCCTTTATTGTCTACATTATTTGTTCTAATTTCTCTCTGTAAGAAGTTATACGCATCTTGAATTTGCTGGAATTTTTCCGTCGATTCTTTCGTATTTCCGTTTTTGTCAGGGTGGTGTAACAAAGCCAATTTATGGTACTTCTTTTTTAGAAAATCGCCGTCTATGTTGCTTAATTTAATATTTTTATCAATCTCTAAAATGTTAAATGCATCTAAACAATTCATATATTTGTTTCGAATAAGTATTTAATATAGTTTGTTTGTCAAAAGATTATAAACCTATAAATCCGACACTAGATAAAGATTCATCTGTCTTGTTTCTAATGTTAGTCTTTAAAATATAGTTCCTGTAAACAAGTTAAGAGAGAAGCGACGTAAACGATTATATTAAACTGTACATATTAAAATATTGCTATTTAGTATATGGGTATCAAGACAAGTGCTATATTCTATGGGCGAGGTGTTCCTAGAAACAACAACAATTTTGCGTTTGTTGCGCAAACCAATAATGCAATTGTAGTACCAATGCATAAATATCTAAAAGGTCATAATTTTTATAATAGAAAACCTTTAAATACGTCACCGCCTGGATATAGGGGTGCGATGTTTCCATGGAACAATTAAATTATAAATCATAAATAATCTGTATAAGTTTGAAAAAATAGTTTTCCAAGTGATAAATTGGACGATAATTATTGTTATAATATCTTAAAAAGGTATAAGTCGTGACCAACGCTCTAGAAAATTTATCTTTTGTAAATAGATTATGTTGGCCCAGTTTATTAAAAATATACCATATACTGTCCCCAATATTCAAGTTATAAATAAAAACATCATAAAGAATATCACGAAACTTACCGAAGGATATATTTTGGTAATTTATTATATTTTTTATTATCTCGTCGCATATCATTTTATAAGGCGTCGACATATTTTTGCAATCGGTTTCATATATCTTAATGTTTGATAGCTCATGCAAGTCAGCTTCGTTCGTCATATTTTTTATACACTTTTTATAGTTCGTCTTGGAAGGTCTAGGCAACGACACTAAATGACAGCAATTAATGATATTATCGGGGATAAAACTAATGGATGAAGTTATGATAATGAATTTTATATTGACGCCATTATTAAAATTAGATTGCATATAACTATAAAAATTATCTAGCAAATCATTGGAAATCTCCTCGAAAAATTTACAAACAATAATGCAACTTCTCTCTTTTCTAGTGTTTAGAATATCTACAATCTGAGTATAAATATCGTGCCATAACAATTTTGAATTACAGCCTAATATAGCAAAATCGATTTCAAAATGAATATCGCTTATTTTAATATAGTGAACCATTTTATTAAAAGGTATGCAAATCTTCTTTTCATATTTTAATTTCGACGGACTATAGTTAGATATTATACTAAGACATTGACTATATTTACCGATCCCACTAGGACCATATATGATAATATTTGACAAATCGGCCAATTTCTTAGGTAAGGCACCGACTAATTTGTTTGTCAAAGAGTGTAAATTATGTATTTTGGTATTAGATAAATAATCATCAAAATGCGACCCAACCTTTGATTTCATAAAAGGATAAGTAATATAATTTTAAATATTTTTTAAATTATATTAAAATTATATTAAAATTAACGTAATTATATTATAAAATGCTAGTAGCAGATTTAATTGAAAATTTCGAAATAGATTTTGTTTATTATTTACAACCCGTTAGGAATAATATTATGGAGAATAGCAAATTTACAAGACTCGTTTACTCAAATGAACACTGTAGTTTAAACTCCATCTATTTGATATTAGATATCAAAGGAGAGATCGTTTGCGACAAATATTACAATAAATTTAAATATAGTTTCAACATTAAATCGAATTCATATTTAATAGATAGTTTAACCAAGATAGAAAAAGATATTTTGAAACAAGTGAGCATACAAAAAGAAATGAAATGTTCTCTACAACAACAATTTAGTAGCGGGAGTATTAAACTATTAGATGTATTATCTACGGGAGGTGATATTTTGCTTAAAATTTCTGGTATTTGGGAGACGGATACCGATTATGGATTAACATATAAATTTATTTCTTGTAGAAGTGTGGTTAACCATCCGTTGTATAATAATTCAAAATTACATAAATAATCAGTGAACACGCGAGACTAAATACTGACAGGAGATATAATAAATACATATTAACACTAGAAATGGACTTGTGTTTTTCAAAACTATCACTGAAAACACTAGAATACATTATAAATGTTTGAAGTAGAATCAATATTATTGAAATGGTAGTATATGTTTTAAAATAAGGTGCCACGTGATCGTCTATTATATTATCTCTAAATGAAATTAATGAAAATAATATAAAACCCGTAATAGCTAATATTATTATAAAGCAAATACTAACACCTAGAGCCTTATTTTGGAAAAGTATTAACAAAATTAATAAAATGGCGATTATGATACAGGAATAACCGGCCAATTCGGCGCCAAATGCTGTCTTTCCAGATGTAAACAAACTTATCAACAATAATATAACACTGACGGACATAAACCCTTTAAATACATTAGCATACCAAGCATTCATTATATATTATAAATTATTAAATTATAATATATTATATTTTACTATTTTTTGGAACTTTATTATTTAAATCCAACTTTAATTTATTAATTACTTGCATGCAGGTTCGCATAGTTTCCAGATTATCGTGTTTACAGTTTCTCTCTAATTCGACCATTTTCAAATTCAGTGTCTGTATTTCTTTCAAAAGCATAGGCACGAGTTCAATATAATTAACCGATTTAATATTCGTTTGTTTCAGTTTGTCGTACGTTTCGTTTACCAGTTCGGGAAAATACTCTTCTACTTCCTGTGCAATTAAACCGTAGTGCGTTATTTTTTGTTCATCATAATTAAAATTATATTTTACCGGATTTAGCTTTAGCAAATTCACATTATCTATTTCTCGTATATTTTCCTTTAGCCTTTTATCAGAGGGACAAAATACACCGTCGATACAACCAACGACGGTCAGGCGACCGGTTATTAAAACATTTACGTTTTCTCTATTAACAAATTGTGGTCTTATGGTGTTAGTTACTCTATTATAGATCCATTGAAATGGTTCGGGGGTAAATTGCTGGAATATTTTTACGTTGGTATTTATTCCCTGTTTTTGAGCATTAGTGTTTGTTAATGTCATCAAAATATATATTATATTATACAAAAATAAAATTAATATTTAAACAAATAAAGCTTGGGTTTAATATATATATGGATTCAGATAATTTTCAAGCACCCTTTACCCACTCTTATAAATTAAACAATGGACATCCAATCCAAGAGAACGCAAATACGTATGTAAACTTACAAAAACTAGTAACATTTTCTTCGGCCTCAAGAGATGTTTTAAAGTACCCACTTCCTTCTAATTTTAAAATAAGACTTCCATCGCCAATTGAAAATGTGGTACAACTTACTTTATATCAACATAGTATACCTATTGTCTTTGATACTTTTTCAGCACTCAGAAATAATATCGAACTCGCATATACTATTGGAAATCCGTTTAAACCCGACGGACCGCCATTACTATTAAATGAGGCGATTTATGAATGTTTATTAAGCATAAAAGATGATATACAAATTGTGAAAATACAAAACGGTTTTTATAATCCACAGCAAATGGTGGTGGAATTGACAAATAGATTAAATAAATCAGTAAGTGATAATTTGCGTATTTTCATTGAAGAAAATTTACCTAAATACGGCAGCTTGTTACCAATAACAGAAGAAACATACGATAGATTTGTAGTAGTATATAATGCAGTGGGTCAAAACATATGGTTTGGCAATAGAGCAGATCAATTCACTTTAAATAACGAATTCATTTTTAATAGATTCAAACAAGGATCAGAATACGCTTGTTATATAGGTGGGGCACAAGTGGCCAATAGATTCAATGAATGGGGACTACCTTTTTTTTTGGGATTAAAAAGAATAAATGCAGAATCTGAAGAAGCTTCGTTTGTAAGATTTTATTACGGAGATGTGAATTTTGGTGATAATGGTCTATGGCTAACTCCCATACTCGGTTTAGGAAACAAAAATGTTTATTTTGTAAATTCCACATTCAAAATCGATTTGCTCGGTCCAAATAATATGTATTTAAAAATAAATGGCTTTAATTGCATAGATGCCATTCTTCCGTTTTCCATACAAAATCAACAACGGGTGATTAAGACTTGCGTAGATTTTGCGCTTGCGGTAATTCCGATTGCGGCAACTCCGGTGACAACAATATATAGCAACAATAATAGTCAGGTACCGGTCAAGTTTTTTAACCCCCCTATTAATAGAATAGAAGAATTGGACATAAGCGTGGTTTACCTCAATGATGAAGCCGTAACTTTCGGGAACTCCGATTTCACCTTAACGCTACAGTTTACAATATTGGAAAATACTATTAGTAGAAAAGGCAATACATTTCCGTCGAATCAAGGTATACAACCAGTAACATTGGTAGATACAGGCAATCCTTACGGGCGACGGCATCCTCCTTTTTAGCCATATTATTAAAAATATTGCTTATTTATCCACGCTTTTAAAATGGTATCGTCGCACGTTCTATAATGTTCATTCGTATCCTTATTAAATGGCAAGACAGCAAAAAATTTTGGTTTCTTCATTTTGCTCGTTTTGTAAAATAAATAATCGCCCTTTGGTCCCTTTCGTATAGACAAGTCGTTGGATATACGTCTGATAAGATTTATTTCCTCTTTCAAATATGGAATAACCTCCTCCAAGGATATAGTGGTTATGTCCCTTTTACCTAACTCCTTCAGCGATTTCATTTTTCCGTCGCATTCTGCATATATTCCAAATTTTCCATTTTTTATAAAGACGTCTTTATCATTAAATTTGCCAATCGGTATTTGAACCTCTTTTTCTAATTTCGGTTCCAATATGTCCTCTAACTTATATTCACCATTCTCGAGCTTTTGTATATCTATATTTTTTACCGGTTTGTAAACAACATTTTCGCCTTCAGTACATTTCATAACCGGACCATATCTGCCAACTATGTAAGAGTTGTTCTCATCAATCGCATAGTTCACCCTTTTCAGGGAATTTAGATTACTTATCAGGTTATCTATGGTCACATTATAATTTTTGCATAGTACGTACATATCGGCATTATTTTTTGTAATTTTGTCCAACTCTTCTTCCATTTGTTTCGTATGTTCATAATTAAATAATTCATTGAAATGTTTGTCAAGAAAAGTCATTACTACTTTTCCTAGTGGCTGAATAACCAATTTGTTTTTTTCATTGCCGAATTCTCTAGAGCTTACCGATTCTTTTATGGTACCGTTAATAAACTCGAAATCTTTACACTCGACTGTCTTGCCTTTTACATCCATTTTTTTAACATAGTTTCTCTCTTGAATTTTATCTACCAACATCGAATAAGTCGACGGTCTTCCTATTCCCTTTTCTTCTAATGACTGTATAAGACCCGCTTCAGTATATTGCGATTTTTTGTTTACAATCGCAACTTTCGAAACGATCTTATTATATTGTAAAACCGTCTCATCTTTTATAGTTTTTAAATGTTGGTATTCAATATTTTCCGTTTCATACTTTTTTTTCACTATTTTCCAACCGGGAAAATAAATGAGCTCATTGGTTTTTTTAAAGGTAGTATTACATGCACCATTTATAGATGATTGAATTACGTGAAAAACGGCGTCCGGCATACAGCTTTCTAACGTGTTTTCCCAAATAATCTTATAGACTTTTAATTCCTTTGCACTTACTTTCTCCGTAATATCCGCTGGTTGGAGAGAAATGTTAGTAGGGCGGATAGACTCGTGTGCCTCTTGACATAATGCGTCCTTTTTTATATTATCTTGTTTGTTATGATTCTTATCTTGTTTGTTATGATTCTCTTGGCTATTGTTCTCATGCCACGTTACATTATTAAAGTATCCCTCCCCATAATGTTTAATAATATATGGTTCTACCGTTTTTACAAAATCTACGCTATAACATTTACTATCCGTTCTCATATAAGTGATTAATCCCGCTTCGTACAGCGTTTGGCATAGTTTCATGGTGTCTTTTGGGCTATATCTTAATTCATTGCTAACAACTTGTTGTAATCTACTAGTCGTAAATGGTGCAGGTGGAACCTTTGATACTCTTTTCGGAGGAGTAGAATGATATATATGTTTACATTTATCGGACTCCGTCAAAAAGTGCTTTAATTCCGCTTCGGTTTCAAATTGTTTATTGAGTTCAAAACATATGTTGTGTTTTGTAAAATATCCGTGGGTATTATAGACCGTTCTCTCTTCCCCATTATCTATCTCTTGTTGATTATCATAAATTATTTTTAGTGCGGGTGTTTGACACCTTCCGGCAGACAATGAATTTGCCGCATTACACGTGACAAAATTCCATAATACCGGGGATATCTTATAACCTACTACCAAGTCTATTATTTGTCTCGCCTGTTGTGCATAAACTAAATTCATATCGACGGTTCTAGGATTGGCAATAGCTGTTTTGATGGCGGATTCCGTGATTTCATTAAAAACGATTCGTTTACATGTTGAAACGTCTAATCCGAATAAATCGCATATATGCCACGCAATTGCTTCGCCTTCTCTATCGCTATCTGAGGCCAAAATAACTTCATCGCATTCTTGGATCGCTTTTCGTATATTGACAACTTGTTTTTGTTTTAGCTTGTTATCAATAATATTAAAACGTAATTTTAAATGGTCGCCATTTAAATCGATATCTTTTAGCGAAGACAATTCGCGCAAATGTCCGTATGACGCGATTACTTTATAATTATTTCCTAGATATTGTTGTATTTTTGCGCATTTCGCGGGCGACTCGACAATAACTAAGGAGGTGGTAGCATAATATTTTTTGGTCATATAATATATATACTACGATTGTTTTAAACTATTTTGGTTGCTTTAAATTGCTTCCAGTTTATATTTACGGGTTCTTTTGTTTCTACTTCTTTTTTGTCGTCATCTTTGTTCAGTTTTTCGGCCTTTTTCAAAGCACTATCAATATAAAGTTCCTTCAATATGGTGCCGACACGAAAAGAAGCCTCGTGTTGATCATATTGGCCATCTTCGATTGATTTCAATGCGTCTATTAATTTGAATAAGATAGATATGGAAATCTCATCCTTTCGCAATTTATTATAAATATCGGTATAAAAGGTAAACAAAAAGTAACATTCTTGAGCAGCCGCATTATGTAATTCCTCCGGGCTATCTCTGTATTTAGCCTTTAACAGTATTAAATTGTCCACGTCGTTTCTAATATGCTGACTATGTTTTAACTCTCTAATAGATTCAGTAAAGTCCGTGGTATTGTTCGACTTTATCATATTTTGAAGTTGAAGTCTTTGTCTATCGTCCATTATATTTAGTTCGCGCTTTTTTTATACCTTTATTTTTTTAAATATAATTATAATATAATATGTCAAAAACAAATGCCGCGGATACCGTTCCGGGGGTTATGTTGCCCACGAAACAAGGACAATTATCCGGAAATCCCCGAAGTTCTGCTATAGCCTCACAACAGGCAACTAGTACAAAAGCAGCAAATTTAAGTGCCGCAGTAGGTGGTAGTAAAAAGAGGAAAAAGGGTGGCGATGTTACCGTACCTCAGTATACCAATATGCAATACACTCCCCAAAATGGTCCAGGCCAGGATCCGAATTCGCAAATTACCGGCAACACGGCCACGAGTGCACAAACCGCACAAAATAGTAAATTCGACGACGAAGCGATGAAAGGTGGAAGGAAAAAAAAAAGAACATTAAATAAGAAGAAGACTAAAGGCACGAAACGTAAAGGCGCGAAACGTAAAGGTACTAAAAAGTCCAAACGAAAGACTATTAGGAGATCAAGGCGTAAAAAATCCGGGGGAAAAAATCCCGATTGGAATTGGGGATGTTATAATTAAAATTATACAATTTCTATGAATAGTTTATTTTTCATTTTTTTAATGAGCGAAGAATAAATATTGTTCAGTTGGTTATTAAAATGTGCCAGTTTTTTTTTTCGTTCGTATCTGACAGGATAGTTGCGTTTAATATCGGGTATCTTTATGATACTGTTAAAAAAAGCAATATTATCCCAAAACATCTCATATTTTACACAAACAATTTTGTAATTTCTCTCTTTTGATACGGTGGTATAATGATTAAAAAATTCCTCGATTCCATATAAGTCTTTTCCGGAATGCAAGATTTCACTTAATCTAATATTGCCGTCGTTTTTACACATAACATGTTTTAAATGTTCAAGGTGTGGTTCGCCGTTTGGCAATACATATCTACTTAAAATAACATCTAATGGATTTCTATAGATAAATATCACCGTATAATTCTTTACCTCTTCGTCGGGTATTTCGGTTTTATTAAACCATTCACTATATACATCATCCGAGGTATTTTTTTTACCAACGTAGGTCAATTTTTCTGGAGGAAATCGATCATGAATATGCTCGACATTACCGTATTGAGACAAGTAATTAAATAATATGGTTGATCCGGATCCGCCGAAACTACATACGTAAAAAAACCGCGTTTTATCGAAAACGGGAGCTTCGTTTTTTTTTGTATAATTGATTGGTTGAGAAAAGTTGTAGTTCATTTTAAAAAAATTCATTTAGCGAGTGTTATATCTATTTTATTTTAAAATTCAAGAATTTGAATTTAATTATTACATATTATATATGAACAACTCTTCCTCGAATAAAATCACTAAAGCTTTGATTGAACAACAAAATCCAATGACCTTTGGTAAATACAAAGATTGTAGTAAAATGGATATTGATGTTATAAATGATTCATCCGAGTTGCATCGCAGATATCAGGTTTGTTGTCCTTACCGTCGTACTCCGGTTGGTACATGGAAATCCCAAACCCCCGTTTGTAAAAAAATGGATAAAAAATTCAAAGCATTGATGAATGCACATTATATAGGACCATCAGAGGCTGAATATGGTTATCCAGAAACACCTAGAACATCTATGTCTAATGATGGATATGAACCGGTCATGCAATCGGATACACCTAATGTCGTTTTGGGGGGTAAAATGAAAAAGAAATCGAGAAACAAAAAATCGTCGAGAAACAAAAAATCGATGAGAAACAAAAAATCGATGAAGAAAAAAACGAAATATTCAAAAAAAAGAAAACACCGGTCTAGAAAAGCAACTAAATGACCGCAACTATTCTTGAAACTATCCAAAATGGTTATCACAACAAATACAAAAAATATAAATCATAATTAAATCGTATATTATATATTAAATTTATTAACATATAATAATATGCCATCAGGTAAAAACTGGTTTTATTTTTTATATGTCAATTTAGCCTTTTTAGCATACATTGGGGGCATTTTTTATTTTAGTCAATTACAAGATATCAAAGATAACTGGAATACATATCGGTGTAATCCAATTTATATGCCAATGGCCGATGATGTGGAAAGCAATTTCACCTATTGTGTTCAAAATAGCATGTCTGGATTTATGGGATACATATTAGAACCAATTACGTTTATTACAACCGCGATGGGTAGCATGGTGTCGGGTATTTCGAATGAAGTAAACATGGTAAGGGCGATGTTTAACAAGATTAGAACCTTCTTTTCAACCATGATTCAATCGGTATTTGGTATTTTTATGAACCTAATAATTGAATTTCAAAAAATCATAATAAGCATGAAAGATCTAATGGGTAAAACGATAGGTATTTTGGTTACATTTATGTATTTAATGGATGGATCTCTCAAGACAATGCAAAGTATGTGGAATGGTCCTTCTGGAAAACTAGTAAGAGCTTTAGGGTGTTTTCCTCCTGATACCGAATTAAAATTAAAAACCGGGGCTACTATATCGATTAAAGACCTCAATTTAGGCGACGTTTTAGAAAATGGCTCTATTGTTGATAAAATAATCAAACTCGACAATATACGTAATCCCAATCAGATGTATAAAATAGTAGATGAAAGCAACAATACAATATATGTCACTGGAAGTCATTATGTGTACGACAAAAAAACAGACAAATTTGTTAAAGTATCTGATTATAATAAGGCAGTCAAAACCGACAAACAGGAAGATTGGTTATGTAATTTATGTACGAGCGACAATAAAATAAAAATAGGCGACGAAATCTTTTGGGATTGGGACGATGACTGTTTTAATGAAAATCTTCATTAACGTTGAAATCGGGAAAAAATATAAATATATAATAAATCATTATTTTAAATTTATTATATATGAATGATATTGTAAATGATGACGCGGGGCTAAAACATATACAAAAAATGTACAAAGGGCTCACTTATTTTGATCAATACGGCGGTTCGATTATTCTATTTGTTATTATAACTATTATTGTAATTTTAATATGTGCTTACTGTTTTGTAATGATACACGCGAGCGAAATTAGAGCCGATTGGCAAAACAATAAATGCAAACCTCTAGTTATGCCTTTCGCGGGTCTCGTTAATGCGCCTAGTGGAACTTCCATGTTCGACTATACCGCAGACAATTTTAACCAATGTTTATATAATATACAAACCACTATAGCAGGCGAGGCGTTAGAACCAATAACCTTTGTTACCAATGCTTTAGCAAGTGTTATTAAAGCCATTGAAAACCAACTAAATAGTATTCGTGCCATGTTTGGTAAAATAAGAACGTTTTTCAAAACCATCAGCCAAGAAATTATGGGCAGAATAATGAATGTCATGATTCCTTTACAGAAAATCATAATTAGTTTAAAAGATTTCTTATCAAAGGCACAAGGTGTCATGACGACCGGAATGTTTACCGCGATGGGTTCTTATTATGCATTACAGGCGCTCATGGGGGCTATTGCTGAATTTATAATACTTATTTTAATTGCAATGGCAATTGTTATTGCGGCATTATGGGCCGTCCCTTTGACGTGGGGTGCGGCAGGAGCAATGACTGCGGTATTTTTAGCTATTTCGGTTCCGATGGCTATTATAGTTACATTTATGGCCGATGTATTAAAGGTTAAACCTGGTGTCAGCATACCCAAAATCAAGTGCTTTGATAAAAATACAAAACTAATGTTAAAGAATAAATCATTGGTTAAAATCAAAGATATACGCATAGGCGATATATTATTAAATGACAGCGTGGTTACGAGCGTTATAAAGGTAACATCAAAAGAATCTATAATGTATAAATTAAATGAGGTGTTAGTTTCAGATAGTCATATTGTATTTTTCAAAGACAAGTGGATAAAAGTGGCGCAACACCCGAATGCTATAAAACTACCATATTACGATGAAAAATATTTATATTGTTTAAATACCACAGATAAAAACATAATAATAAATGATACCATTTTTGCGGACTGGGACGATTTATACGGAGACGGACTGACTACCTTTTTATCCAAAAATAAATTGAAAAGCGGTAATGAAATACATACCCAATTGGACTGTGGCTTTGCACCAAACACGAAAGTTAGGTTAGATAATGGTGAATACAAAAATATGAATGAAATCGATGTTGGAGATGTATTGGAAAACAATATAGTAGTTTACGGCGTTGTAAAAATGGATGGCACAAATCTCCAAGAATTTACAATCATTTTAGAAGGTTCTGAAATACAAATGGGATCAAATACTGCCTTCCATTTTAATGGAAAGAGAGAAATGACAAAAGTACATAAAGAATTTTATCACTTATTAACAAATTCAACCTTTTTTTATTTAAGAAATCATAAATTTGATGATTATAATAGTTGTATTGATTCAACTTTAGAATATTAGTATTCGAAAATTATTATCTATGAAATATGTATAATTAAAATGGATATATCTGTGCTAGGCGTTAAATTAAATGTCGAATTATTAATACTCATAGGCATTATATATATCATTTTGTTCGGAAGCACTATGTGCGGATGTAGCAAGATGTCGTTTACGGAATCATTTACCGGGGCAAATACGAATAACGGCATGTCTAAATCATATAGTCTAACGAATCCTGGTGCGCCCATAAATACGAACGCCTGGAATTTGCCAAATATGACCGTCATTGCGGGACAACCTTTAAGTTCAGGAGTTAAAGATATTTTAAATAGACCCCACCAGCGATTACCTTTGCCGGAGGGCGAACTATCCATGTTTGCAAACACCAATTTTAAACCAGAGTGTTGCCCAAATACTTTTTCAACTGGCTCGGGGTGCGCTTGTATGACAACCGGTCAGTATAATTATCTCATAACTAGAGGAGGCAATAATGTGCCATTTTCGGAATACTAATGAATGCGACTAATTTATATTTTATTTAAAATGTAGAAATAATATATAATGGGGACAAAAAAAACAAGAACATCTAAGAATAGAAAATCAAATAAAAACAAAACAAAAAAACGGTTTGCCAGTTGTCCTACCCAAATGATGCCGTTTGAAAAAGAATATGAACATGCGAATAAGAGTAAGGTTATACGCGGTGTCTTTGCAAAACAAATCGTTAAGGAAGTTACTTCAAAACCGTCTCCGTTTGGCATAAGGCCAAATCAAGATTACTATGATTACGTTAATTACCTTTGGTTGAAAGAAAAACATATAGATGATAAACAAAAGTATTTGGGACAGGTAGACGATTTTCGTTTGACACAAGATAAAGTTTATAGAAATTTAGACGAAATTATTGTTAATTATGTTAAAGAGAACAAAAACCCATTATCAAAGGCGCTAAATATATTCCGAAAATCTGTAATAAATATGAATCCCATCGCATATAGCAAGCGTCTATCAAAAGAGGCCGTCGATAAAATAGATGATCTCATAAAAAATGATAGTCCGTGGAAAATGCTGGCACACTTTAACCAGGATGAAATGATTTCCTCGGAAGCGCCATTTAGGTTTGATTTAGTAGCAGACGAAAAACAATCTACTATTTTTAGATGTTATTTAGCTTCTCATTCGTTCGAGATATTAGATGTGGGCGTTTATTATGACGATGGCACAGAAGTTGATTACAAAAGACGTTATAGGGCGGCATATGCTAAAAATTGCCGCGATATATTCGATATTTGCTTGGGTAAAGGCCATGGATTAAACGGACACGACGTATTCGATGTAGAAGTGGAAATATTTACTGCGTTAGGGTGTCCCGGAATACCACTCGACAAAGCAAAAAGCTATAATCGCGTTTATAGTCGCGATGCATTGACAAAATACGGATTTGATTGGGAAGAATATACCAAAGAACTCGGGTTTTCCAAACCGCCCGCCTTTTTTGTTACTCCATCCTTAAATTATTTAAAATGTGGGACGAAATTATTAAAAGATAGTTGGAAAACCCCTAAATGGAGAACCTATTGGATATTTATTTTATTGAAAAGAATTTGTCGAGTCACGACAAAATGGGAGAAAGTAGTGTATCAGTTTTACGGGAATTACCAAAGAGGTCAAGAAGGGATTAATAATAGTGACGCGGTTAGTGCTTCCCTATATATGTCCGTTCCATTTAATAAGTTTTTGACAGAACAGTACATCAAAAAATATCAAGATCCGGAAAACGTTAGACTAGTGGAGATTATGTGTAATGATTTAAAAATTGTTTTCAACCGAATTTTAACTAGAAATACCTGGTTGTCTCCCGCGACAAAGAAAAAGGCACTTACAAAACTATCCCAATTTAAATTTATAGTTGGGCATTATAGTAAAGAAAGAGAAGACCCGATATTAGATTATAATGAGAATTTGTATGATAATATGAGTAAGATTTACAAATGGAGAATGAAACGGCTCGTTGGGTTGGAAGGGAATGCGTTCATCGAACTACCTCAAATGGACTGGACACAATATCCGGTTAAAATGTCGGGAACACAAGCATATATAGTAAATGCTTCGTATACTCCCACAAAAAATGCAATATTTATCAATTTGGGTTATATGCAATCACCATTTATAGAGTTTAATAAAGGTCTCGGATATACTGCCGCCCATTTGGGATTTACTATAGGACACGAGATGTCCCACGGCTTTGATGATTGGGGTAGCCAATATGATGGCTATGGAATTTTAAATGATTGGTGGACCAAAGAAGACAAGGTTAAATTCAAAAAAATTCAAAAAGACGTGGTAAACCAATATGAAGCATTTGCAAAACGAGATGGAATTACGTTTGATGCTTCAATCGGAATAGGAGAAGATATGGCTGACATATCGGGTCTGCAAATTGTTACAGAATATTTGCAAGATTATAACAAATATATAAATAATCTACCATTAGTAATGAAGAACCATTTCGAAGAATTTTTTATTTACTATGCATACCAACAAAAACAAAAGATTGCGAAGAAGGCGTTAATCTCCGAATTAAAAACCAATCCGCATCCACTGGATAAATATAGATGTAATGTACCGTTATCACGAAATTTGGTTTTTAGAGCATTGTACAATGTCAAGAAAGGAGACAGTATGTGGTGGCATAATGCAAATACTATCTGGTAAATAAATCAAAGAGTCAAATCACAAAACCTACAATATACTACTCTTTCCGATTTTTCTGGAGTTAAATCAATATAGTCGTTTACAAATTCATGTTCGCAACACGCATGTGTATTTTGGGTTTCCGACTGTGCGTTTACACACGCCATACGTTCTAGTCTCTCTTTTTTGTTTGTAAAAAAAAATAGATTTTGTGTTATTTCTTGTTTGGTATAAAATGCATTGTCTGCATTAGTTGTTTTAAGATCTTTAAAAATTTTTATTAGGCAATCTAGGTGATATATTATTTCGCTTTGAGTAGTTGACATACTATTTGCTCTTACTTATTTATAATAATAATAAATAGTCTTTATTATTGTTATACATATATGTTGTTACTAACCTTCGGTTATTCGGTTGAGTTTCGCTAATATCTCATCTATTTTTGTAGCGGACCGTATCGCTTGTGCAGCGGACCGTTTCGCTTGTGCTTGTGCTTGTGATTCGTGCTGTACTTGTGCTCGTGCTTGTGCAGCGGACCGTTTCGCTTGTGCTTGTGCTTGTGCTTCGTGCTGTATCGCTCGTGCTCCTGCTTGTGCAGCGGACCGTTTCGCTTGTCGATTGGCCTTTCTCCCCGCACTTATAAGCTTAGCAATTTCCCCGTTGTTACGTTGTTGATTGGAAGACTTCGCGGAAAGATTCGATCCTTTTTTTGGAGGCATTTATAAAATACCTAAATATTAAAATTTTCACAAATTTTTTAAACGTACAAGCTACACAGAGCGGAAATATTTTGAGTATCCTTTTTGATGAGCTTATCGACTATTGCCTTGGTGACCGTAAACGGAAACTCTACTTTCAAAGACATATCTTCTTCAAACAAATTTGTATCCGGTTTCATTAGTCTATACAAGTTCAGTTTGGTGTGTATAATTTCAAGACACCGTTTCATATTTCGAACACCATCTTCTTTGTTGCAATGCGTATCAATAATATAATTCAGTGTTTCATCTGGTATATTTATGTCACCCTCCTTGAACTTGATTTGTTCGCGAATTTTCGGCAACAAATAATTGTTTCCAATCACCGTTTTTTGTTTCAAATTATACCCCTTTGTCTCGATTCTATACATTCTGTCCTTCAAAATGGGATTGATTTTGGACTCGTCGTTGTAGCTGAATATAAACAAACACTTGCTTAGATCAAAATCAAGTTCCGAGAAATATTTGTCGTGAAACTGGCTGTTTTGACTCGTATCCGTGAGATGTGTCAAAATTCCGGCAATCTCTTCTCCTTTGGGGGTATCACTAATTTTGTCCAATTCATCAAAGTAAATCACCGGATTCATACATTTACTATCAATCAAAATTTGTACGATTTTCCCCCAAGTACTACCTTCATATGTATATCCGTGACCTTCTAAGAAACTACTATCCGTAGCTCCTCCCAACGCAATGAAAGCAAAGGGTCTGTTCAGAATCTTACTAATTCCTTCCTTTACTAAACTGGTCTTTCCTGTTCCGGGAGGTCCGTGAATAGCTAGTGCAGAGCCAATCGATTTGGGATTCGTAATAAGCTGTCCCAACATTTGCATAATTTGCATTTTGGCGTCATTTAGTCCGTAAATGGCTTCATCGAGCGTTTTTTTTGCATTTTCCATAAATTCGTGACACTTTTCAACCCCACAATCGATGTTGACATCTAATTCCTTATACTTTCCAAAAGGAATATTCATAAAAGCATCTACCCAGTGTTTAATCTTGTAAAATTCACCACTTCCCGGATCCATATGTCTAAGGGTATTAATCTTTTTCATCGCGGCACTTTTAAACAAAGGAGGTACGTCTGCTTCCAACAAGGTCATTCTATATGGCTTGTCAATACGAGTAATCTTATTGATTTCCCGGAGTTCCTTCAGAATCTTTTTCTGTTGATCTACTTCTAGTTTTTGATAAAAGGTAAAATCGTTCATCACATTTTTATCCGTTATAATTCTTCTAAAAATACGCAAATTTTTGTCCTTTGTTTTTTGTGTTTTTTTATCTTGCTTTGCTTTTGTTTTCTTGACCGTCTCTTCACATACGTCGATGCACTTTTTAATAAGCGAATGATTTTCGCCTTCAACCGTTAACATCGAGTTCAGTTTCTTTAGAAATTCATTGTTGTCACACGCTTTATCTTTTTCAGCAGAAACGGTCTGCATTGTTTTGACATTGTTTTTAGATTTAGGTCTAGGTTCCTCTTCTTCTGATTCCGATTCATCGTCGTCGTCTGAAGACGAAGAAACAGATACATTTTCGTCTTCCGTTTCCGAATCATCGTCTGTTTCCCAGTCTTCGTCTTCATCCTCGTCATATTCGTCATCGTCGTCATAATCTTCAGAACCCCCTCGCCCTATTGTAAATATGATATTTACTTTTTTTGATTTACCTGGGGAAGACACTTCTTCTTCTTCCTCATCATCGTCTTTCCTTTTGCTACGTTTTTGCTTTTTGTCACTATTCTTCTTGATTTCTTTTTTCTTATTCTGCGGTGGTTTAGCCGTCTTTTTCTTCTTAGCAGATACCGGTTCCTCTTCCTCGTCTTCCGTTTCACTTTCCTCCGTCTCTTCGTCTTCTTCCGTATCATCCTCGGGTCTCCAACTTTCATCGTCCTCCTCGTCATCGTCATCATCCTCTTCGCTATAACGTTCCTCGCTTTTCTTTTTCAGAACCTTTTTGTGTTTTTTCTCTGCCTTTACTTTTTCGTTCAAGTATTTAGAAGGGAAAATTTTGGCAAGAAATTTATTAAATTCGTGCTTATCCATTTCTTCTTCACTTTCTTCATTCGTTGATTCGTCGTCGGACGATTCATTTTTCTTCTTCACATCCTTATTTTTTGTAGGCTTATTCTTAGACTTGGCATTATCCTTATTCTTGGCAGAAATATGTTTATTGTCAGCGTTCATTGTTATATATCATATAAACAATTGTTTAAATATTTAATTCAATTTTATTTTGTTTATTAAAATATAAAATTGATTTTTAAAACAACCTAAAAAATTAATTACATATATTATAAGCCAATGTCGTCAATTGCCGCAAATTATCAGAACAGTAATAATAAGCCGAACAATATGTCAAAGGTAATTGGCATACAGTTTAGTATTATGTCACCAGATGAGATACGCAAATCCTCGGTTGCGGAAATAACCTCTAGAGACACCTATATTAACAATAAGCCAGTCATCGGCGGTTTATTCGATCCGCGAATGGGCGTATTAGATGCCGGATTAATATGCCCTACGGATGGTCTAGACTATATAAAAACACCCGGATATGCAGGACATATTGAATTGGCCAAGCCAGTTTATTATATCCAATACCTAAATACGATCATTAAATGTTTAAGGTGTGTATGTTTTAAATGTAGTAAATTACTTATAAGCAAAAGTAAATATAAGAAGCTTCTCACCCTGAGTAATGAAGCCAGGTGGAAACAAGTATTTGCTTTAGCGAGTAAAGTCAAGCGCTGTGGGGATGATACTGAAGATGGGTGTGGGTGTTTACAGCCGTGTCCGCCAAATGGTAAAATGAGAAAAGAAGGACTTGCCACGATTATCGCGGAGTGGAAAAACGAGGATTCCGAGAATAGCGAGCCCATCATAATCAAATTTACCCCCGAAATGAGTTTGAAGATTTTGAAACGTATATCCGACGAAGACGTATCGTTTATGGGATTTAGTCCGATTTGGTCAAGACCCGATTGGATGATTTGTCAAGTTATGGCGGTTCCTCCTCCGTCCGTACGACCTTCTATTAAACACGACTCGCAGCAGCGCTCGGAGGATGATTTAACTCACATATTGGTGAATATCATAAAAGCGAACAAAACGTTACAAGAAAAAATACAAAACAATGCTCCGGCAAACGTAATTGATGACTGGGCTACCGTTTTACAGTATTACGTAGCGACACAAGTAGATAACAAAATACCGGGGGTCGCTTCGGTGGCCCAGCGTTCCGGTCGCCCGTTGAAGTCTATTAAAGATAGATTAAATGGTAAAGGTGGGCGAATGAGAGGCAATCTGATGGCAAAACGTGTTGATTTTAGTGCTCGTTCGGTTATTACGGCCGATCCTAATTTGTCGATAAAGGAACTAGGTATTCCGTTGAAAATCGCGAAAAATCTAACCAAGCCGGTACGAGTCAACAAAATGAATAAAGCATTTCTAACCAAATTGGTACAAAATGGTCCAGATGTTTGGCCGGGGGCAAAGATATTGGAAAAAGATAACGGGGAATCGATCACGTTGCGATATTTTATGGATCGCGATTCTATTGTCTTGGAAGAAGGTGATATCGTTCATAGACATATGATGGATGGTGATCCCGTGCTTTTCAACAGACAACCTACACTCCACCGAATGAGTATGATGTGTCATATCGCACGTATTATGCAAAAGGGAGATACCTTTCGAATGAATGTAGCCGATACGAAACCATATAATGCCGATTTTGATGGTGATGAAATGAATTTACATATGCCACAAGACTTGGAGTCTGAAGCAGAACTACGTAATTTGGCCGCAGTACCTTACCAGATTATCAGTCCGGCGAACAATTCTTCCATTATTGGTATATTTCAGGACTCTATGCTTGGTTGTTATCAATTCACCAGAGAAAACATCCATTTTACACCGAGAGACGCAATGAACTTACTTATGATGTACGATACGGTTAATGAACAAGAGTTGCTAAAAAATGTAGAAAGCGAAAAAGGTGTCAGTAGCTTTAATATATTGACTCAAATAATGTATCCACTCTCGCTAAAATACAAAACCAAAACCTTCAAAGAGGATATGGATTTCAAAACCTCTAATGAAGTGGTTGAAATTAATAATGGAAAATACATCAGAGGTCAAATGGATAAAGCGGTAGTAGGAAGTAGTACTAAAGGATTACTTCAACGTATTTGTAATGACTTTGGGAATGGTGCGTCGGCTAAATTTATTGACGACTTGCAAAACATTGTGACCATCTATATGAAAATGACGGCATTTAGTGTTGGAATAAGCGACTTGATTTCCGACAAAAAAACAAATGACGAGATCGTTAAGGTAATCACAAACAAAAAGGCAGAGGTCAACCACCTAATCCAACAGACCCAACTCGGTATTTTCGAAAACAAAACGGGAAAGACGAATAACGAAGAATTTGAGACCCAGGTAAACAATATACTCAATCAAGCCACGTCGGAATCTGGTAAAATTGGATTGAATAGTTTGAGTAAAGACAACCGATTTGTTACCATGGTAAAAGCTGGATCAAAAGGTTCAGATCTAAATATTTCGTTTATGATTTCTTGTCTAGGTCAACAAAACGTAGATGGTAAAAGAATTCCTTATGGGTTTGAACACCGAACTTTGCCTCATTATACAAAATATGACGATTCGCCGGTTGCCCGTGGATTTGTCGAAAGCTCTTATATTAATGGACTATCTCCTCAAGAAGTATTCTTCCACGCAATGGGTGGTCGTGTAGGTCTAATTGATACAGCCGTAAAAACGTCCACGACTGGATATATCCAGCGAAGATTGATTAAAGGACTAGAGGATTTGATGGTAGGATATGATATGACGGTTCGCAATAACAAAAATAAGATTGTACAGTTTTCGTATGGGGACGACAATATTGATACGACGAAGGTTGAAAATCAGGTCCTACCCATCGTTTCAATGAGTACACAAGATATATACGCACACTATATCATACCGGAAACGTCCAACAAAACATCTACATTATCCAACATTTTTACGAAAGGCGCGCTAACAAGATACAAAAAACAATTTAGTGTATTGACCGATTTTACTTCTAAATATACGAAAATGATGATAGACATACGCGAAACAATCATTAAATGTGTATTTAACGGCAAAGGGGACTTTGTAGTAAATTGTCCGGTAGCATTTAGTTATATTATCAACAACATACAAGGTCAGTGTAATATTTCCGCCACCTCAATGGTAGATATCACTCCGGTCGAAGTCTTTGACCTGATTGAACAGTGTTATGATAATCTAACAAAATTGCATTATTCGCCCCCGACGGAACTATTCAAAACATTATATTACTATTATCTTTCGCCTAAGGAGCTGCTTTTTATAAAGAGATTTAACAAATCGGCGATTCAGCTCCTACTCGATACTATATCAGTTACTTTCAAGCGTTCGATAGTAGCACCGGGTGAGATGGTTGGAATGATTGCGGGTCAAAGTATTGGTGAAGTATCTACCCAAATGACTCTCAATACGTTTCATTTTGCGGGTGTTGCTTCGAAATCGAACGTCACCAGAGGTGTGCCCAGAATAGAAGAAATCTTATCTTTGTCAAGTGATCCTAAAAATCCTTCTCTAACGGTGTTTCTTAAAAGCGAAGATGAAACTTCTAAAGATCGTGCTAGTACGCTTATGTATATGTTGGAACACACTACACTGGAAGAACTCGTTATTTCGAGTGAAATTTGTTTTGATCCCGACGACCTTAACACACTTATAGACGAAGACAAAGATACAATGTCGCAATACAAAGCCTTTGAAAGCATGGTCGACGAATGTAATGAGACGAGTACAATCAATAATGAAAATGAAAAATCAAAATGGATCGTTCGTATGATTTTGGACCCGGAAGCGATGTTGGAAAAAAATATTACAATGGACGACGTCAATTTTGCACTAAACCATTGTTATGAAAATCAAATTTCCTGCGTTTATTCGGATTACAATTCAGACAAATTGGTTTTCAGAATTCGTATGAATGAAGTATTTAAACCCTCATCAAAAAAAAATAAGGCGAATATTAACCCGCTCGATCAATCGGACCAAATTTATGTTCTCAAAAACTTCCAAGAACAACTTTTAAAAAATGTTATACTGAGGGGCGTAAAAGGTATTAACAAGGTTATTTTGAGAAAAATTAAAGACAATATGGTCGAAGAGAATGGCATTTTCAGGAAACAAGATATTTGGGTTTTGGATACCATTGGAAATAATTTGGTAGATGTTTTGGGTCTTGATTATATTGACAACAAAAGAACGTTTAGTAATGATATCGTAGAAATTTATAACTTGCTTGGAATAGAGGCGGCAAGACAGGCTATATACAATGAATTGGTTGATGTGATTGAATTTGACGGAACTTATATTAATTATCACAACTTTAGTGTTCTAGTTGATCGAATGACCTATTCGCATAAGATGATCTCCATATTCAGACACGGAATTAACAATGATAATATCGGCGTCATTGCTAAAGCATCGTTCGAAGAAACGCCGGAAATGTTCCTAAGAGCTGCTAGACACGCCGAGCTAGATACGTTTAGAGGAGTGTCAGCCAACGTTATGTGTGGTCAAGAAGGATTCTATGGAACATCGGCGTTTCAGGTGGTTCTCGATATTGAAGAAATGCAAAAACTGGAAGAGTCGAGCGAGTTCACATATTCCAACTTGGAAAATGACATAGAAGACTTCTTCCAGGCAGTGGATGATCCCCAAGATAAGTGTGGAGTCAATAATTTGACCATTCAACAAAACATAACAAATGTGAAATACAATAATATGGGCGCCGATGACGATTATAATCCTGGATTTTAATAAATATTTGATTAATAATATTAAACAAATATTAATTAATATTAGTATGCTCAATTATCTATTTAACTTAATATACAATAATCAAAAAAATGACATAAGCTACCTTAGTTTTATATTTTTTTCTATATTTTTTAACAACCCGGGTTTTGTTAAATACAAGTTCTTGTTCTACAAAGACACAAATGAAAATACATTTTTGAACAAGGCACAAAAAAACAACTTTAATCAAGCATTTTCTAAGCTACAGTTTGTATATTTTGCACTTACCAAATTCGTAAATATTATTAAAATCAAAAAACAACCTTTTTTGAACGAAGAAGACTTTTTATTAAACCCGATTGATAAGCTAAGCAAAACTTCGTTGGTCATTTATCAAAATAATTCTAAAAATATATTTACCGTTAATGATCTCACTAAAATTATTAAATCGTCCTTGTTAAATGTATCCTTTCGCTTTATAAACAAACCAGTGGCCATTAAAAATCCGTATAATAATATTCCGTTCAATAAGTCTAATTTGTATAATATATATTTTTTCATTCTTTTTAACACGCATTTCAAAGTAGATTTATTACAAAAATTCTTTTTACACGATTTTGATATGACACTGTTTTTCAAAAAACACGAGTACCTTTTGCGAGAATATGCAATAAAAGAATATGTGGCCAAAGAATATGCCACTAATCTATACAAGGGTGTATTGGAAATGCTTATCCATTTTAATTCGCACAACAGACGCTCACAAATAATAATTCACGCGGATTTTCCAAAAGAATTATTGGTTGGCATTATGAGACCATATCTTTTGTTAGATCTCATGGCTCTTTACTCTTTAATACCTGATAGCAAAAAGTACGCGGCGGAGCTTTTAACTAAAAAATTGAGAGAATTACATACATTTAATCCTACGTTCGGGAGAAAAGTGGTATCGTTTACACCAAAATGTGTAAATTTTACTTTAAAATCAAAACGCGTAATTAGTTTCAATTCAAGACATATTAAATTTAACAATAACAATGACTTCTTCTTAAGTAATCATATCGCGATTGAAGAAGAACGTATTATACCCGCTAGTTACGTTAATACTATTACAGTAACTGAATTAATCAATGGCTTAGCACTTTTAACCGCTCATTTTGAAGATGATGCGGCAGAAATCGGGGATCCAGAACCAGATTTAGAGGAAGGTGTTGAATCAGGTGAGGAAGAAGGTGCAGATGATGTTGAAACGGATTTGGAAGAAGGTGTAGATTTAGAGGATCTTTATAATGATATTTCATCAGATGAAGATGATGCCAATTACGTCGAAGTAAATGACGGACCGGTACCTCCTTAAACATCTGGTTCTAATATTAGGGTTTTCTTTGTTTTTGTTTTTTTCGCTTTCGGAAGCGGCTTACTTTCAAAATCTTCGACATTAATTATAGAAGTCTCTATTTTTTCTAACGATGATATATTGTCTTCAATTTTCAACTTTTTGGTTTTTTTAGTTGGAATTTTTATAAATTTATCTAAATATGTTTCTATGCTTGTTTTGTTTTTAAATCCTTGGGCTATCTTTGATTTACAACCATCTTCTATATCTGTTATTGGAATAAAACAATTGGAATCTCTATCTTCCACCAACTTATATTTTGGAATAGCATTTCCTCGAAGCGACGATTGTACTATAAACACAAATTTGTCTTCAGTGTCACCATTGCACACAAATACTTGCTCCTCATAATTTGTTTCTAAAATAGGCGTAGTTGAAATAAACATGGCGGGAATTTCGTATCGGACAAACAAAAGCCAATAATCAAACGTAGTTAAATAGTAACTCTCTTCTAAAATAAAATCTATAAAGGTTATCTCGCGATTTTTTACCTTGAACCCCGAATTTCGTTTTCCTTCTTCTATTAATATATCAATTATTTTGTCCCCATATTTACTCAAATACTTATTGTATTCGCTGACAAGATCCTTTTTAATTTCGTTGTGTTTTTTTTTGATACCATTGAATTTTTCGATTATGTCTATGATTATACTATATGTACAATTTATCGTGTTACCATAATCGTGTTCTTTGTATTTCGCCGGAAAGCATTTACTCCATAAGCCTACGATTTTGTTTTTTAGTTCCTTGTTACAGTTTTCGTTTTTACTCTCCGGTTCTGTCAACGACGTCACAACATTGTCATATGGCTGTGTTTTAATTGGATTCGTTTCATCAAAAGAGTTATATTTTACATATTTGTTTGCGGTGCTGGGAATTAATTTATCAAAATATTCATTATTCAATAACGTTTGTAACATAATAATTTCATCGTCGTTTAAGTTATAATCTATATTACCGAGCGTCAAATATTGTTTGGGTTCAAACATATATCCTTTAATACGCGAATAACGAATGATTTCATCGGAAATCTTACCAAAATATACGTCCATGTTTCTCTTATTCGTTATTAAATTCTTCTTAGGAATAATCAAACTACACTCGTTGTCGTCGCCGGCGTTACATACGTTCGAGGCACTACATTCATTTATATCGTTCAATATGCAAGTGGTTACTTCATTGATTATTTTGTAATAACGTTTGTCGCCAATAAATTGCACCTTGTTTCCTACTAGTTTTTTCAATTGGAAATCTATATTTTGCATTTTTTCCCCATACAACATAAATCCGGTTGATAATATGGTTTCAATATCGTCTCTTATTTTAATATTAGAGTAATCGCTCAGTAATATTTTTACCGTATTTCTAAAAATATTGAAAAAATTGTTTTCAAGTTTTATTCTTTTAATAAAATCAACTCTTTTTTTATCTACTTTTGTCGAGGTGGTTAATGTAACATCCACGTTTTTTAAGGGCGATGTTTTACTTTTTACCACATAATTGTTGTTCCTTATTGATGGAAGTTCCGCGTCGTTTATTTTAGGTACTTCTTCTTCCATTATAGGTTCTGATAATTGTATAAATTGATTTGTTTCGGTGATTATGCCTACGACCATTTCATCTTCCACTACTTTCAAAATCGGCTTACAAGGTATACCCTTGATTTTACCACGATTGAATAGTTTAAGTAAAAAAGTCAGCGTATTATAATAAGTATTCCATATGGTCAAGTCTGTCATAAATACAAAATCGGGGTCGTCCTTTATATCATCTTTTATACTACCTGGATAGCATGGAACAAATCCTCTTTGCGTTTTTTCACCCGGCTCTTCTACATATAATCCAATTACTTGATTATTGAAATTCAAAACGAGTTTTAAAATCTTATAATTATAGTATTCCAATTTATGTACCAAGTCGTGTAGCAAAATTGCGCGCTTTGCTTTATAAATGGTAGGCATGCTTTCTTTCGGGTTACATATGGTAGAATAAAAGGGCTTGATTACTTCATTTATAACGTCTCTCATCGTACGGCTTAACGCCGGATCTTTCTCTCTGAATTCTTTGATTATTTTGATTTTGTTTCCTGTCGTATATGAATATATGGGTTCATAGTAATCCCCTTCTTTCATTAGTATAATGGTGGGTTTTCTTGCGTCATAAAATTTGGAGGAATAGTGATTCGTCGGACAAATTAATTGTACATTGTTTGTTATATCATCGCGCGGTATTTCAAATATAACCAAATTAATACCAGTTGGAAACAAAAATGTATTTGGGCTAGTAATCAAATCCCATAAATAAGTATGTTTAATGATGGCGTCGTCGTCGCTCAAAAAATGTTTGAAATTATCTAACGCACTGATTACTTTTTTAAAATATTTTTGTTCGTCGACATTTTCCACGTTAATCCGAGAGAAAAGTTTGCTTTCACTATATTTGTTTACATCTACCACGACACTTTCGTCGGTTAGATTATCAAAGTCATTTACCAAGTTCCCGTTTTGGAATGTGATAAAATTGTCTATGGTGAGTGATTTAATGATTCTTTCTCTCATTTCTTTTATCGATAATATTTTGTCTGATACTATTTCTCTCTGTTCATTAATATGTTTTTTTGCGAAAAATAATGCATCTGATATGCAAGCTATAAAGGACTGCTTATTGCTTATTTCAACGCCGTGTCTCAATAAACACGGATGATCATCTTTTATGTTTGTATTTGTTCTACTTATTTGACAGTCGGCATTCAATTGGCGAAGAATAAATTGCATTTCTGGTGGTAAGTATCCCCACCTACCTTGATCTAGAGGAAACTTTTCTGGACCTTTTATATATTCATCTTCTTTTCTTACAACTTGCGCGGCAACGGGTTCCTTGATTTCTTCTTTACTCGATTCTGCTTCTTCGTCGTTACTTTCAATATCTTTAACATCTGTTTTTAGACCCTGATTACATTGTTGTCTTGCTTTTATTCGTCCCTCTGTATTATATTTGTCAAAACAACACGGAACGCAGTGTCCATCTGGATGTTTATCGAGTTGAAAATTTGGATACCGTTTGTAAGGTATTTTTAAATCACCTATATCATAAGTTCCGACATTTCCATTGGTAAATTCAACTTCACATTTATGTTCTTTATTTATGATCTGTTTAATTTTTCCATTTACCAATTTATTATCAATTGATACTTCCACCTCATCTCCGATGGCTATATTATTTTTAGTTGCCTTTGTTTTTTTCTCTTGATAAAACTCATAAATATAATATCCGGGTTTTACAACTTTGGCATTTTTTTCCAATACTTTGCCGCACGTTGGATGCTCTAATTCGGTTTTACCGGTTGGACCGACCACTTCCTTTAAATCATTTGGATCAACAAATGTATTCGTTTTTAAACACCAGAAGCGCGGACAAATATAATTAAATTTTTTATTCGGATCCGAACCATATCTAATTACATCTTCTTCTCTCAAAAAGCCTTCGTGTTCCTCATTTATTTTCTCCAGTTGTTTATCTGTTAAAATGACGGGTTGCCTTCTGGTATCTGAACTACACGTTCTAGAATACGAATTATATTTACCACTATCTTCCTTTAAAATTAATACGGGGTCATATTTCTCTATTTGTTTCTGAAAATAATAAGGTTTGTTTAGCTTCATACCATCGATATTTCTTACTTCGTCAGATGATGATTTTTCTGGCGTATCAGATTCAACCGGTACAATAGGTTCAATCGGCATAATAGGTGCAATTGGTGCAATAGGTGATTCAATTGGTGGCAAAGATGCAACAGACGGTTCAGCAGATGATTCAGTAGGTGATTCAATTGGAGGCAAAGACGCAATAGACGGTTCAGCAGATGATTCAATTGGAGGCAACGATTCCGCCGCCTTGGGACTAGAAACATCGGTTGCTAATGAACCATCTGATTCGTCGTTTGCTGGTTGTAAAAAGTTGAATGCAGTAGCAGCCACCTTGGGACTAGAAACATCGGTTGCCAATGAACTATCGGAATCATCCGTATTCACCCCCCCTTCTTGATCTTCATATTCATCCTCATCATCTTCTTCCTCGAAAAATAAATCTAACGCTCCTTTTGGTTTTTCTTTTGTAAAATTGACTACTTCTTCCTCACTTTCATAATCTTTTTCGCTTACACTATTGTCGCTGTTAGACATTTCATTTATGGAGACAATATCCTCTACCTTTATATCGTCATTTACTTCTAAACTACATAACCTGTCAATGGACGCGACCGGATAATTCGTACTTTTCTTATTCTGTATTATACGAACGATTGAATCTAGATATACGGGTATACATTTTAAATAATTTATATCATTTATGTTCTCCATGGTGATAACAGTCGTACTTGACATGGTGTCCGTCGTGAAAGTTGTTTTAAACCCCGGATTATCTTTGATTCTAGTAGCAGATTTATGTGCCGTTTTTTCAACTTGATATTCATTCGCCATTTTCGTCATTAGATCTTCCGCCTGGGTTTTTGTAATATCTTCTTTAAAGTTTTCTAACAAGGCTTGTATAATTTCTTCGCCTCTCAACCCCTGTTCACTTTTTTCAATTATGAACGCCTCTTGACTGGTAACTTTGTTAAAATTCGAAACTCTTTTGTATCTCAATTGTACAGTATTTAATTGTATTTTTTCAATGTTGAATATGCTAGATACACACCCTTTCATTTTCTCAAAATTGATGGGTTTTGATATTTTTATTATGGACAAATAATTTAGTTGTATTAAATCGATGTTTGCGTCATAAATACTTTTGAAAAAGGTAAACTTGTATCCACTTTGCTGTAAATTATTTTGTATTTCTTTTATGATAGGATTTAAAACCTCATTATACAAAGCATTTAGTTCGTCAATCTGGATTATATCATTAAACTCTGATTTTACATTTATAATACCGTTGTTATACAATTCCATAATCATCGTTTCTTTTCTCGTTTGCACACTATATTCTATGTATATCGCGACCGATTTTTGCTTTCCTACATTTTTCATCAGTTTGAAAATATTGGTTTTTTTTAGATAAGGTATCTTTCGCCCGTCAGTAGACAAATGGTTTGTAAAAAGCCTATAAATGTTTTCTTGTTTTTTTGACGGATTGTATTTAATGAGCGGCTTATTTTCCGTGGAATGCAATAGTTTAAAAATAATATCTAATGGAATTTTAGTTTCAAAAATAGGCATTAGAGAGAAGTGGATATATTTAATTCCGGTTGAAACATATTCCAAGTCAGACTTCCTATTATTATAAACGTCGTAAAACATATTTATGGTATTAAAAGTATTGATTGTTTTATCGTTCAATAATTTGCTATTTTCTTCCAGCAATTCTGGTTGCTGTGTTTTTAAATCTTCCGAGGTATCTATATTTTTGTTGTATAAGAACGGGTAATATATTTTTAATAATATATCACTTGGGACCCCGTTATTGTTGCTATTTTCGTGAAACAGTAACACATCCGCGGCTTTACATAAATAAAGCGTATTGTCTAAAACGTCACCTGTATTTAAAAGCAATGAATTATTAAGGGTAGACAATGTTTTGCGTACATTTCTCTCAAAAAAGGTGTCAAACCCTTCGACTTTAAATGGATTCGTTATAAAAGGGATCTCCGTTCTGGTTGTTATAAATTTTTGTCCTAAAACCTTATCTAGAACAAAGGTTTTATTATTAATATCCATATTCACTATATCATCATAATTGTATGTATCTTTTGTGTCTGCTATTTTAAAAGCCTCTCCGTTTTCTCTGCTTATAATATTTTGCGTAAATTGCAAAAGTTTATTCCTAGTAATTTCTATTTTGTTGTTTTGGGATAATGTTTCGTAAACCGAAACGGCGTTTAAGGTTTCTAATTTATTGCAAAACAAGTAAATTTCATTGAATGAAATAGAATTGCCTAGGGCGGCTAGTATTTTAATTTTAATAGTGCCTATAGTATCATCAAAGTGTATTTGTTGTTCGGAAAAAATGACGTTAATATTGTCGTTTTTTATTTCGGCAAGTTCTGTCAAGGTGAAAACAGATTTCATCGTTTCCTCCTTTTTTGTTACCGGTTTTCCATAAAATACATATATTTCTTTTGTTTTGGTTCCATCAATATTTTTGACCTTGTAAACATCTTTGGGTATTAATTCTTTTTTAACGGGCATATATATAAAAACAGTATTATTTTAAATTACTTATTTTCAAAATGTAAAATAATTAATTAGACTAAATCATAATAAGGGTTATCATTTATTGTCATGCTACAGTATTGTTCGGGGTTTTTCTTATAATCAACTGGAATATATATCCCAGCATCTTTTGCGTTTTGTAACAAAAACTTGAAATTTTGCCAGAATTCTTGTTTGTGTCCTATTGAAACAGTCATTATATGAGATAGTTCGTGTAAGGCCACAAAGGTTAATGTATTTATATCTATTAATTTATCTCCGTCTTTCGTAGTATTCAAACAAAATGCCAACTTCTCTCCCTTGTTTTCACTATATGCGGTGAGTTCACTGGTTGGTAGAGTTTCATTTATTTTGGTTGGATTAAAGCCACTTACGAGTCGTTTGGTTCTTTCATCGTCGGGGTGTTTTTGATTCATGTATTTAACTACTTCTTTACACTTTCCCGTGACAGAGGCCAACAAATCCGCGGCTAATTCTAGTTTTGCTCTTTCTCTCACACAGTATCTATTACCGTCTTTGGAAGAAATAATACATTTCAAATTGTATGCATCAGATTCGTAATATATTCTCAATGATAAAATAAGTATTACAAATACAAATATATAAAAAAAAAAATTGGGTTTATCCACCATAATATAATGTTATATTAAAATAAATCAATAACTATGTTTATGGTCGTATCTTACAAGAGTGACACGTTCGGCCCGGTAAAGGTCTTAATAGATGGAATATACGAAACAATGGAAGAGGCTAAAAAACGGCAACTAGAAATATGTGGGGGTCGTACAGGTCCTACGTATAGCGACAACAATAGCGTACAGGGAAGACATAGCGTGATTTCATGGATAAAAAATATACCAACCGGCGACTTGGATAAACTGGATATCTACATGCCAGATCCTAAAAGTAAGTAGGTGTTTACGGTTTTTATATAAAAAATAATCTGAAATTTGTTATATAATTTATTTTGTATGCCTTATATTTTTAATTTTTTTTAAAAAATTACTGAGGCCCGGAACCAATTTCCAAGGGAGGTCTCATAAAGTCGGGCTCAATGGTCGTTTGATTCCAAGGTCCGACATTTAACTGTGGATTGGGGGGTTCCGATCTAATTTGTAGATTGGCATTTCTTAAACTTTGGCCGATGGTATCAATACCTATATGATATCCCGCCTTTAACAAGTTAATGTTTTGTAAATCCCCTTTGCCGCTTGGATTTAACTGTGCCCACTGACTATCCGAATTATTTTTTGGTAAAAGTTCTGCGGGATTTTGGATGTTTGGGTTACTACACGATGACGGTATTCCGGGCATACTTGTGGTAGCGCCATTGGCAGAAGAAAACACTTCATTTTCTCCTAGCGGTTCAGAAGGTCGTACACCTTGTGAATACTGTTGATTTGTATTTTTATACTGGGTTTGCATTTGTGCATTACTTTCGTATCCAGATGAACCTTTATTTGTTAAATAATTGGCAAACATACTTACACCGGTAGCTATTATTAACAGTATAATAATAGCTCCAATTCCGTAATCATTCCATAATTTCTTGAAAGAAACACTCATTATATAAAACTAATGATAAAATAATTTTAAGATTACTTAAATAATTTACTTACAAATTAAAATGTTCTAAATAATATGTTATTTATAAGTTTTATAAGTTCTCTAATTCACTTTCAGATACTTCGGCGATTTCTTCGTCAAAGTCACTTTCCTCGCCATCTAAATTATCAATCATAAAAGTATTCTTAATATTTTTTGCTTCTAAATAAGCTAAAATAGCATTCTTTTTTGCAAGTTTGGCCTTATTTCTCGCTTCTTTGTACAAGTCTATGTAAATTTTATTTGGTTCTTTTAATTTTAAAGGTACACTATTGTTTTTTTCTTCTTTTAAGTCGTCGAGGTCTTCTATTTCTAAATCAAACAAATCATTTTCCTGCTCTTTATTTTCCAGATCGAGGTCACCTACTATATTTTGATTTTGTTCTAAAGCATTATCATCAAAATGGGTTATCGAAATATTGTCTAAATTGGTTGGTTGTTCTAAATGGTCGGATTCTGTAGTCGGTTTTTCTAAATGAGGCTCCTCCGGTTGCTCTAAATCTATAGTTTCTAAAGTCGGTTTTTCTAAATCAATCGGTTCTCTTGTTACCACATTTTTTTCCGTTTTAATGATACAATTGTTAAATAGTTTGTTTTGATCCAATATCATAATTTGTTTAAGCCCGACCTCAACGTAAAAGCTTCGCGTAGTAAACTTAATACCTTGTATTTCTAAAATAGAAACAATCTCGGTTTCCATATTTATTTTATCATATGATAACACTTCCTCATTTTCATTATAAACCATTATGTCGGGAATAGCCTCGTTCTGAATGTTTTTTTTAATATTTGTTTTAAGTAAATAATATTTCCCCGATTTGAATGTTTTGAGTATAGAATTAAATGCGTTTTCTAAATCATTGCGCTCTAATGATCCTACAAACCATTCTGCGTTTTTTGCAAATATTAATTGTTGACACTTATCCTGTAGTTTTTCAAACCAGTTAATTGCTTCTTCCGAGTTGTTATCAAATACTATATCACAAAAAAATTTTTTCCCGCTTTTTGTTATACCCTGCTTCGTTTTACTCTTAAGCGTTTGTATATATAATGATTCCCCGTTGTACAATATTTTTGTAAAATAAGAATCATTGCTAAGAGCGGTTGGTTGTCCTAGGGAAAGCTTTTCGAAATCAAAATGGTTGTGTTGTTGAATGACGAGGTTGTTCATATGTTAAATTTTAAGTAGAAAATAATATCTAAATAAACACGCATCATTTATCATCGTAAAATTATATTTATTTTTCTCTAAAATAAATGTAATGAGCAAATCACTTGTGACACAATGTTTAGAAATATTAAAGAGAGAAGACATTAAACACGAATTAAAATCTATATTAAATCCATTGCTTGAATTTATATTATACGAAATTAGTCCATATATTTATATTACGGTTACTATTGTCGTAACAATGTTTATAATGATTCTGGTTATTCTTTTAATTTTAATATTTTTAATTAGAAAAAAACATTTGGTTCCTTGATAATTTTTTATTCTTTATATTTTATATAAAATGTCTTGTAACAAGAAGAAGAAGCAACGCGGAGGCGTTCACGGCAATCAATATCCTTCGGCATCACCTTCCACTTATAGCGATTCCCAATCATATATGCTGCAAACGGTTGGCAAAGGAAACACACAATACGACAACGTTTTTATGTCAAACAAAAGCGACGGAACCGGAAACGCAATTGTAGGATTACAAGGCCAGCGTGCTGGAGGCAAACGGAGAACCAGATCTTCGAGAAAGAAAAATAACAAGTCGCGAAAGGGAGGATACTTTAGTGAAGTAGTCAACCAAGCATTAGTTCCCGCCGCGTTATTGGGAATGCAACAAACTTATAAAAAGAAGAAAATGGGAGGATCTAGAAGTAGAAGAACTAGGAGAAGAAAAACGCGAAAAGGAGGATTCTTTGGCCAAGTAGTCAACCAAGCATTAGTTCCCGCTGCGTTATTGGGAATGCAACAAAATTATAAAAAGAAAAAAATGTTCGGATCTACCAGCAAGTAATTAAAAACTGTAATTAAAATTTAACAATACTTTTTTAATCCTTTCAGAATAAGTATCATTCGGATAATTATTCTCTACATTATTGAATTCGGCATGTAATCTGTCTAATTTACACATTTCGCGTAATTCTCCGGTATCATCTCTTGGGACAGATCTTCTTTTTACATAGGTTTCTTCCGATTGATTTACGTAATGCGCCACATACATCGGGGCCTGATTAAAGCTGACGTTGTATTCATTAAAATGAAACTCGCGATCTATCGTTTTCCCTTGTAAATTATAATATTTATTATCTGGTTTTAAAACGTAAAAATGAGGGTTGATTGCGCGCGACACCGCATGCGGCTGTACAAAACATTTCACGTGTTTATTCAATAGTTTTTCACATTTAGTGTAATGCTCTAATATTAACCCGTCAGGATCTTTTTTTTTAAAATTACTTCCGAACATTAACCAATTTATCGCGAGGGATGGTGCGTATTTAAAGTTGTTCAACAATTGTCTTATATTATTATATGGAGTGTTTAATATAACAAATTCGTCCCCGTCCAAATATATCATCCAATCTACATTGTTTTTAACGGCAATCGTTCTCGCAAGATTCATTAATCTAATTTTAACATTTTTATTTATTTTGCCTGCATTTACAACTTTAACATTATTAAGATTCATATTTTTAATTTGTTCCTTTACCGGAACTTTAGACTTGTGATCAAATATAACTATTTGGGTAAACCCTATTAATAAATGATGAACGATCCATTCTCTTATATGCTTTTCATCTCGTACGTTAGTAAATAAACAAATTCTCATATTTTATGTTAACATTATAATATTAATATATTAACATAATTAAATGTCCTTTGAAAATAATATACAAAAATGGGTCTCGATCGACAACGAAATGAAAAGATTAAATGAAAAGCTGAAAAGTCTGAGAGATGAAAAAAATGGATTAAATACACAAATTATCTCATATGTAAATACCAATAATTTAAATGATTCGCAGATCGGCATTAGTGATGGTAAATTAAGGTTTGCGACCACTAAAGTAGCACAGCCATTAACATTTAAATATTTAGAGGATAGCCTAAGTCAAATAATTCAAAACAAGGATCAAGTGGCACAAATAGTAAATCATTTAAAGAATAAAAGAATAACAAAAACTATACCAGAAATAAAGCGGTATTATAGCAATTAATTTATATATTAATTATTTATATGAACTTAATAGATTCTAGTGATCTGGTTTTTAATAATGATAAAGATAATGGAATTATGAGTGGCGGATTTAGTGTAAATTCCATCTTAATGAAAAATCGTTCGTCTCCTATAGTAACGCTAAATTCCAATAACGAGCAAATGGGTGGCAAAAACGTCTCCGATATTTTTAATGATTTGGTTGTTCCCAATTGGGCTCTTTATCATCCTAATTTTTTCCTCAAAAATTCCATTTTAACGCACGAGGAAAACGACCATGACAGTGATTCAGATAAGGACGATGTATTAGATGATAACTTACACGAAAGTCTTTTAGAAATCATAACACAGCAAGAAAATCATAAAGCCTTTAGGAAAAAACATACAAAACGAGACAAACTTACAAATGCTCACAAAAAAACTAAAAAAAATAAAAAAACTAAAAAAATAAAAAAACTAAAAGAATAAAAAAACTAAAAACTAAAAATTAAATTAAAAAACTAAAAAAAGCTTATATCTCTCCCCAGGTATTATAATTGAAGGGTGACACCAGAATGTTTTCTACTTTTGATTTCCAAAAATCCACTCTTTTTTGAAACATCTGGTCTTCTATGGTCTCAGGATAAGGCGTCATGGTTTTCATTAGGTCGTCTTCTTCTTCGGTGATTTTAGGTTTGTTTCCGTAACAATTTACACCAAATTTAACGTTTGGATTGGCAATATATCCACCATTTATACCCGGTCTACCACAGTCGTGTTCATGTCCTTTAATATCTTGTAAGTTGTTATAAGTATCTTCCTGAGTAGGATATAATGCCATTTGGTCGGCGGACCAACCATAATTACACCACTCCCCGCCATTTTTATATGCATCTTCTATCTGATTATATGTTGCTAACTCACTACCATATGCACTACAAATAGCTTTTGCATTTTCATAATTATAATAATTACCTGGTATGTTATAAACTTGTTTTCTGAATTTAATTTCTTGGACTGGAGGAGTTTCGTTGTCCTTGTTCACCACAATATCTATATGTTTCGTTTTTACGCTTGGATCAAAAAACCCGCTTACATAGGCAGATATATTGACATTTAAAAAATATTCAAATGCGTTTATTATAATTAAGATAACAAGTATAATGATAATTATTATACCTGCTATATTTGACCCACCCGACTTACTTGTATCACCAGAAAAGGTGGTATCACTGTCACCGCCATTTTTTCCTAAAGAAACAAATACTGCGAAATACATTATCAAAACGATAATTACTATCACAAGTATCATAGGGCTGATTGCATAAGTATTTATATAATCATACATATAGACTGGATTAGTAGCCGATGTGCTTAAAACCACCATTACTATTATATTATATAAATAGTAAAAGTTTATAAAAATAGACAGTAACTCAACGACCACGAATTCCTTTAGTTTCTAAATGAGAGATAATATGTCGATTTTTTATAAACCAGTCGTTGAAACCTTTCTGTAAAAGACACCATATGCTCTTGGAGATACTATTTCATCCACATTTTTAACTTCTTTTACAATCGTATCATTAAACAAATACCATTTTCCATTTGCATTTTTTATGTATGCAGTATAATGGCCACCTAGGACATTTCCGTGATGATTAGAAACTGCGTACAATTCGTAGACATATGAACTATCTTGATAACCGATGACATATTTCGACAAGTCAAGATTATCTATCGGAAAAGAAATCTTGATTTGTTTTTTAATATTATTGTTTGTAAACCGTTTAAAATCAATTGCTAATATATTCGGAAAAGACCAGAACTTGGTTGATTTGTTTACGTTTTCTTTTTGTTTAGTATCCTCGTTAAACCACGCGTTATCCTTTTCAAGCAATTCTTCCTCTACAAACAGGTCAAAACAATCGTACAACGTTGGCGACTTATTATTGGGGGGCATTGATAAACTAATTGAAAAAAAGGGCTCTGGTATTGCGTTTAATAATTTATTGTCTTCCAGCGACTTTATCTGGGTTACTTGAATTCCCGAAAACATATTCCATATTTCAGAATAGTCTTTCGTATACATGGCCTTTATCTTTTCGAAACACTTGGTGGCTAGTTTGTCCGTATCGTTTTCTACGGTACCAGTTATATCCATTTTAATTTCTCTCGAAATAGCTGTGTGAAAACAATCGATCAAAAAAACAAAAAATTCCATTATGTCGTTTTGCGAATAGTCCGTAAAGATATCCATATTTTTTTTCTTTGCGACCGCGTGAATGATACTTACAAATTTATTCGGAGCAATAGTAGAATTTTCGTTCCAAATTAATTTTCTTAGTTCATTCCACTCTTTTAATAATATCCCGTCGCACGTTTGTTTTTTTAAAACACGATTGAACTTATTACAATCTAAAAAATTATTCAGTTCGTATGTATGAGATAATATTGCCAGGCAAGAGTTTATAAAACAGGTATTTCCGATGTTACATAATCCAGTGAGTCCCTTATCTTTATAATCGTTAATGTTATTTATACAAAGCATTTGTCTATTATAATAATTTATAAACATCCATTTAAACATTTTTTTATAAATATAAATATAAATATACATTTTATATATGCCAGAAACAACCGAAACATTTACCAGGTTGTATCTCGAAAATTTATCATTGATAAGAGATGCAACTTTGAGTTCAAACAATTATAGTCATGCTCAACGACCAAGTATAGCTATTCTGACAGATCGTCTTTTAACACAAAACGATAATATGCTAAGGTTTTTAATGGAAAATGTGCAAAATAATAACCAGGGTAGGAGGACCAATCGGGATGGGAGAAGATATTCTTATACTTATGATAGTGTGGTTTCACCGAGACCCACACAAAATCCCGTATTCCCAGAGGGTCGACCAACAGCCACAGCGCCAGACAACTTTTTTTTGCCGATTGAAATTTATCCAACTACGTTACAAATTGAAACAGCCACCATAAATAGGGCTTATGGAACGATTGACGCGCCTTTAAACGCGTCGTGTCCTATTAGTTTGGAACCTTTTTTAGAAGACGAAATCGTTACAATGATTCGGTTTTGTAATCATGTTTTTAAACCCGACCAAATCAATATTTGGTTTCAACATAATTGTCGTTGTCCCGTATGTAGGTATGATATTAGAGATTATATTCCTGGAATTTCCGGCTACGAAAGTGATGACTCTGACGAAGAAGAGGAAACGCCGCCAAATGAGACAAACGATTCTAATGATGAACTATCTATTAATGGGTTATCTAGAGACCACATTAGAACCATTACAGAAAATATACTAAACAATTTGACAACCGCGGTGGCTACGAATGAGTTTTCTGAGGTAGACGATAGTTCTAATAACGTGTTTTACGCTTCTTATCGGTTGTCATTAAGAAATTAACCAATAAATATAAAGAATACTCGAATTAACTATTAGATGCAGAACAAAACTAAACACATCAAAAGAGAAAATAATCTTAATAATTCTTATCTAGAGACGGCATTTGAAATCACAAAATATATATATTCACTTATAAAAATGTACGTTCTTTGGATCATTTTGCACTTCGCGGCATCACATTTATATATATATTTTTGTACGCCTAAAACTATATTAGGATTTATATTTTCCCCGTTGATGGTTGTAACACCTCAGTGTCAGGGATTACGATGGATTATATATAATAGCGGAAATGTTATCAATAATATGTGGCTCATTTTTGGGACATGGACTAGTTCGTGGCTTTTGTCATGACGTTTACCCGAGAATAAATCTAAATACAAAAAAGGCGGAACTATATTGGGTGAGGGGAAAGACGGATATATTATCGAGTCCATTTCGCCTGGTAAGCTATCGAAAGAAAATGGCTATGTATGTAAAATATTTAAACACTCGACTAAAGTGAACGTTTTATTACACGATACGTTGAAAGAAATAGATCCAAATAATAAAAGATTTAATCGTTATTATTTGCCTGAGTACAAAGATTCTAATATAGATATAAGCAATATAGTATTTCAAAAATACTTGATTCCATTCAATTCTAAACAAATGTCAAAAGCCCAATATCGTTATTTAAGAGAGTCACTAGAGATTTTGCATGCAAATAATATATCACACGGAGATTTACCCGAAAATGTTATGCTAGACCCGTCAGATCATCTACCTCGTATAATAGACTGGGAAAATGCAAACGTAGACTGTGAGGCGATCGATAAAACAATAGATTATAATGCATTTTTAACTCATTACGGGCGTACAAAGTCACACGATAGAAGGGTTGACAATATTATTTCTAAAACGATTTAAACAGATTTGGCATAATAATATTATAATGCCTCTAGAAAGAAACGGATTTAAATGGACTATTAATGAAATAATGACTCTACAGAGAGAAAACGAATTGCTAGGATTGTCGGCAACCGAGATTGCTTCCAACCATAAAAGAAGTGTTCGAGCAATCGTTTCTAAATTGGAAACAGAGGGGTTTTGCCATAACAACCCAACGGAAGATTTGGGTTTGGAGACGATTGGTCAACGCGTAGCCCTGTCTCCCCGTAGATTGCGATCGTATTAAAATATATATTAGGTTAGTTTGTCGAATAATAATAAAAAAAGGTTATTTTTTATTATTTTAAATATTATAATAAATATTCTTTTTTCAAGGTTGTTTAATAAGAAACAGCTTCATAGACTGATTACCCAGTTTTGCATTATTGGTAACCCGAAGATAATTATCAAATAATAAGGCTTTTACTTCCTTTGTTTTTAATTGCTCCAACTTCGTTTCAAATTTATCGGGATCAAGACTAGCCCTTAGCGAATCCACTTCTGTTTTAAATTGCTTCATTTTCGAAATTTTCTTTGAATTTGCCCACATTTTTTCAAGAACTAATGAAAACAATTGGGCCACCGGTTTCATTATTTGGTTGGTAATGTAAAACGAATAATCTATTTTTAGATTATGGTCCTTTATATAAGTGGGCGTTTCTATCTTATTTCCCTGAAGACATTTCTTGTTGGCAGTATTTATATATACATACGGTATTCTGTCGCCCGAACTTGGTTTATTTCCCGGTTCTCTTTCGGCGATTCGATCAGCCAGAACTTTGTGCGCAATGGCATTCGGATTTTTATATCCAGATCGCAAAGACTTTGTGATGATCAATTTTTCTATCGGACATTTCTCATCTACTATGTTTTGTAACGAATTTTTCAAAAACTTAACCGCCTCATCTATATTTTGTTCTTTCATCAAAATATCTATAATTCCTCCATATATGTCTTTTACAATAGGCGCATTATCTCTTCGTTTCAACACAATTCCCATCTCCTTGCGTTTACCCTTATTCGGATCCATTTCATAAAGCATACCAACATACCGTTTCTTTGACAGTAAACAGAACGGCATAAACGTTTTTTCGTATTCCAAATCGTGTGGTTTTTTCAAGAAACTAGAGGCTAAATGACCAGCTTCCTGGGCTAATTCGATTGTCATTTCCAATGCCTCTTTTCCACGAATCGGCTTTCCTTCAAGCGTTTCCAAATTAAAGGTAAAGAATACCGAGTCAGTATCTCCATATATGTACTCCGCCTTGGTTCTTACCTCGCCATATTTGCTGACAGTACATATTTTGTCCGCATATGTTTCTTCAATCACTCTTTTCGCATAAGTCAATAATTTTCGACCAGTTGCAGTGGTGCAGGCAGCAATATCCTTTTCATAAAAGGTGCTTGTCTTTGCGCCACATTGACCATATAGAGAATTCGCCGTTAACTTATAACCCATTTGACGTTGTTCCAATACTTGTTTCATAAATTCATCCGTTTCATTCGGAATCAATTTTCTAGTAGCCTTTCTAGCTTTCAAAAGTTCTTCCAAAATGGAAGGCATAATCGCTTTACCTTCGTTAAACTGAACAAATCTACACGTTTTTGTTCCGGATTTAATCTTTTCCGCCGCCGAAGAAGGCGACTTTCTTATCCATTTATAAGTGTCATACGTTATATTTACATATTCAAATCCTTGTAAATTGTCATACATATAGTTTCCCTTGTCATCTTTTTCGCCCGTTTCGTCGATTAATACCCCTTTCAAGTTATATTCTTTGGTCCAAACCTTACTATCGTGTGATAGATTCTCACTAATCATTGAGCTCGGATATAGTGAAGCATAATCGACGCAAGCTACCGGATTATCCAAATACAAATCACATTTGGGATCTAGTACGATAGCACCTTCAAATCCTTCGTCTAGGAAACCCTTTTCAATAACGGGCATTAGCGTGTTTTTTTCTCTACACTTTTTCGCAATATAACTTGTTAGTTTTATCCCTTGGCCGCGCATTACCAAAAAGTTAATAGGAACACTACAAATTTTGGCCATTTCAATGTATCCGGTTAAAATATCCGATTTGTTAAACAAATAATGAACTAGGTTACAATCTTGAATACAATATTTCGCTACAACGCTTCGATCTTTATCTGTACCATTTGCTAATCTGAAAATATCTTTGGGTGTTACATCGTCCTTTGCCAAACACCATCGGATTTTTTTACTTTCGGACGGATTGACCAGAGTATCAATTACGAAACTCTTATTGACATTATCAATGTTTATCACTTTAAATTTTGCCCCATCTTTATAATACTCCACCGAATGTCCGATTTCTTCGAGGTGAATATAACTATCTACCAAAAGACCCGTCATATTCGAGGTTTTAATTTCCGTCGTATTATTGGTGGCGTTCTTTTCCAGCGTCTTTACGTAATCGCCAATAAAATGACCCGCCACGTAATCCAATTTGTAACTGGTTAGGTTGCTCTCTCTTCTATAAAAATTATAAAGATCAATTTGTAACCTTCCATTCATTTTGATAAATCTTATTTCGTGTTGTCCACTTGCAATATTTAAGACGCTTTCCTCTATTTTATAGCGCTGTGTTTCATTATCATATGTTCCACATATCTCGTTTTTATTACGAGACAATTTCAAAAAATCTTCAACACAACCGGTTTCTTCCGCTCTACTAAACATAAATTTATAATCAAAACCAAATATATTATAACCAATAATAATATCCGGATTTTCTTTTTGAATCAGTTTTTGCCAGGCGAGTAAAACCTCTTTTTCGGTATCATAAGACTCTATTTTACTATTGTTCACGTTCATATTCTCGCAACCACCTAATGCAATACAGTGACTAAAATTGGGCTCTTTTTCGCCATAGTTCATAAATGTCGATCCTATAAAGGTCACCTTGTCTCCCTCCACACCCGGGAAATGTACATTCAACGACGAATTTAATTCGTTTACCTTACCCTCTCGTGAAAAGGTCTTATCGGTTAAAACATCTATTATAGTCGCTTCGACATTATTATAAGTCTTATTTTTCGTCATTTCGTCGTTGCCTTCGCCATCCTCGTCCTCCTCGTTGTTCATTTTTTCAAACAACGCCTCAATCGTGTTAATGGCCGATTTTTCGTTCGTTTTGTAATCTCTTACCTTGCCGTTCAACCATGTCTGACATTTTTGTTCAGCTTCGGTTCGTGATTTTATGGGTTGTTTACAATATATCAAATCGATTCCCGGAAGATTGTCGAAACCGAACGCAGTTAATAGGGCCCTTTCTAAAACACTTCTCAAGGGAACTGTACTATTTTTCTCCATATATTCCATTATATTGGTCGCCAATTTCTTATATGATTTGGTAGGAATAGGAAAATCCCCGTGACTACTACTCGCCTCAATATCAAAGCTACATATTTTTAGAGGAACTCGCGTTTCTTTATTATTCAAAGGCAAAATGTTCTTATAGTTTGTCTCGAACTCATAAGAGCAGTGAGTTTTTTTGCTATCGCCCGTTATTTCGATTACCTTTTTCTTAGGTAGGGCCACCCACCCCGAAGGACTAATATCGCGAATATGAAAAAGCCTTAATAGTGGGGGAATATTCGCTTCATATAATCTAGTATAGGTGTTGCTATATTTGTAGCCATTTAGCAACAATTTGTGACCATTTTCATAGGAAGTATACCATAAATTCTTTGCTTTATTAAACCCAGCTAAATTATTGAATTCGATTTTTATAAATTTATGTTCTTTATTATTATCGAAGCCATATAATTTTTTCCTTTTCAGCAACTTACACTCTGCGATTGAATCGCTGTAATATTTACCCATTTTATCTTTTAAATGCAATACAAATCCATTTTTATCAGAAGTAGTCCAGGTATCTCCAACCAAGACATAAAAGAATGGTTTGTAATCGTCTGCAATAATAGAACACGTTTCCCCTTTCTCGTTTATTCCAAACATTTGAATGACAAAGGTTGAAGTATCCTTATATTTATGTTGATCGTCGCCCGAACTATCGTCGTCTTTATTAGTGTCAGTATACACATTATAGTCTACCAATCTAAATGTGTATTCCATCTTTGATATATTATTTGAAATGCGTTTATTCCGTTTTTCTTAATCAATTTTTTAAATATATTATATGTTTATATGTTTAAAAACAAAACAATATGTGTTCCATTAAATACTGTTAGTGCGTTTGTAGATAATTATAAAGAATATGTTGAAGTTTTTTACGAGGTTAGTGATTTTTGTTTAGAAAACCATATTTTGTGTTAATCAGACTAGATTTTATTATAATTAAAAAATACAAAATCCAAATGATAAAAGTCGTTTATAACTTCAATTGATTTATTATTTAGATAATCAAAATAATTTACTTTATTTATATTAACATTATCATGTCTATCAAAATCTGCATAACCCAAATCATTCATATTATTTGTTAAGGTTTCGGTTTTTAATATAGATATATTAGATATGATTTTATTGTTTTCGTCTATTATAAATTTGTATTGGGGAATATTATGATTATCTACATCGTCTGATACTAAATAATCATTTATTATATCAAACGCTTCTTCACTCGAAGTAGTGGAGTTAATTTTTTCTAAATAAAATAAATCGCTAATAATGCGTTTATATGGATTCCTGACAATTGTGATTATTTTGATATCATTAAAATCAATATTGAAGAGATGGTTGTTTTGAATCATTTGGTTATAAGTTAAATGTTGTAATGATGAAGTAACCAAAATATTTTTAGTTAATTTTATTTCGTCGTCAATAAATAAATACAAAGAATTGTTATTTAGTGGAACATCAAACTTGTTTGAAAAATAAAATTCAACGGAAGATCCACCGGTTTTGGGTATGTGTATAAATAATAGATTTATAGTGTCGTTTTTGAAATAAGGCATTATAATATAATATATATTTACATTTAGATTTTAAATATCAACGGGAGTGATTATCATTTTTGACTAAAACCCTTGGGATTTTTACAGTTGATGCTTGTTTTATATTTTCTTGGCCATTTGTCACCTATTTTTCTAGTTTGCCCCGTTTGAAACATATTTAATAGTGGGAAACGAATTCGGCCTATTAGGTAACTGTATATTATTTATATTTACGCTTTCTGCATTTGCAATAACAATATTATGATTTTTATTATTTTTTTATTTTTATTATCATTAAAAAATATATTATATGTTTATATGTTTAAAAACAAAACAATATGTTATGTAATGAGCATTTCATTTTTTGTTCCATTTTTAGTTCCATTTGTTATCCCATTAAATGCCCTCAGGGTCTTTTTAGATAATTATAAAGAATATGAGGCCGTTTTTTACGAGGTGAGTGATTTTTGTTTGGAAAACCACGTACTGTGTTAATGAGATAATTTCGGGTAAATATTATATTTTTATACAATATGATATTTATAACCTTTGATCCCTATGCGGATAATTATGGAACCCCAATAGATAACTCGTCCAATTTATGTATTATTTGTCTTGAAACTGAAAATCATATACTGAATTACAATTCACATCGGTTTTTTGTTAGGAACTGTAATTGTAATTATAGTATTCATTATGATTGTCTAAATAACTATTATCACCATAACATAGTTAATACGGGGCGGTGTGCATGTCCCATTTGTAGAGAAGTTTATATATTTCCTCATTTTACCAAACAATCGCTGAAATTACGTATAACTCATTGTTTGTTTTATGATATTTTTATCATTACATTTGTCTCCATGATTATATTTATTTACTATAAGATCGTTTTTTTTACCTTTTACATAATAAGTCGCGTGTTACCATTATAATTTTTTACGCCCATATTTGCAATGTTGTTTTTGACTAAAACCCTTGGGGTTTTTACAGTTGATACTTGCTTTATATTTTCTTGACCATTTACCACCTATTTTTCTGGTCTGTTTTGTACGATATTTCATTACACGCTTAGGTTTTGATTTCGAATTAATCCACTCTATAAGTGAATTGACGTCTCGTCCTTTATCGTAATCTTCTTCTATTTTGCCCCCATTTGAAATATATTTAATAGTGGGAAACGAATCCGGCATATTAGACAAACGTATATTGTTCATATTCGCACTTTCCACATTTGCAACAACAATGTTTTTATTTTTATTTTTATTTTTATTATTAGTAAAAATATTCTCTATTTTTTTCCATTCTGGACGCACCTCATTACACGGACCACACCCTTCCATATAAACTAATAAAAAGATGTCTTTTTTACTCCGGATTAACTTATTAAAATAGTCTGTATTATTTTTATCAATATTCAAAAATTTCATTATAACTTAAAAAGAGAAAATAAATCTTTATTATATATATGACGTCTAAAACTTTATTATTAATAGTAGTATTTTTGATTGGAATATATTTTTATGCAAAATATTCAGGAGGTTCATCAACCGAAGGTCTTACAAATCAAAAACAACCGGTTTGTCCTAATTTACTCATTCAAAAAGGGTCCCGGTTTTATCTACATAATTCAAAATTAGCAAAGGTACCAGGTGTAAATCCAGTAGAATTTGATAATTTAGAAGATTATACTGAATTTCTTGATTGGCAAAGAAGTCAGAATATAAGGTGCCCGGTTTTGTTCTTACAACATACATATGATGCGCAGGGAAATCCTGTTTATAAAGTTAGACCGGGTGTTAGTGAAATGCAGGGTGGACTACAACCGAGCAATGCTATGCCGGCGGGTATTGCAAGTTCTAGTGGAGATACTATTATGGAAAGTACCTTGGGAACCCCAAATGCACCCGCCTATCCAAATCCGTCTCTTTTAGTCGACGCGACGCGTAGTGATCCACCTTATAACGAAAACTCTTATCCTGGATATGACGAGTCTTCCTATTACGTAGGCAGAACTACACCATTAGACGCAATGAATGTTAATCAGGAAAAACAGACCGTTAGTCCTGACCCCATGGACCCCAATTGGGGAGGTTCAAAATATACCCAATCATTAGTAGACAAAGGGTATTATAAAGGAAACGAGGTCAAGCTCGCCGTTTAACTACTGTCCACAAATTTCATCACCGCGTTTAGTGCCGCCTGTGCACGGTGTAATGCGACCAATTTTTCTATGGTTTCTTGTGGTTTCGCGGTGTTTATGCTGAGCGTCGTTTGTAACATAAGATGGTTTACCAACTCTTCTGCGTTCATTATTGCACTTTCATAATCTGATCTGTATTTGGTTATTAAAAGAGTATCTGCTAACTTAACTGAGGTAGCCTTTAAATTTGCCGCATAGGTAGAGGCGTTTCCTGCTATTCCGTTAGGTCCGGAATTGGTGCTGGAACTAGAACTAGAACTAGTAGAAGTTCTCCTGTTGCCACTCGCATCTGTAAATCCCTCCGAATAATTATAATTCACAAAACAAACATAAGCAATAAAGCATATGAATAAAAATAGTACTAAAGTCATATCCATATATTCACTAAATATATTTTTATTTTGCCGTTTTACTCAATTTGTATGTTTAGACAATTTTATATTAAAAATATATTGTGCATTAATATAAACATGGAGCTCGAAAACAATATATTGGAGAAATATAACATAAAGTTGTATAACGAAACATACTCGACCTGCGACATCATTAACGATTTTTTAAATAATAATCAAAATGAACAGCCTTTTTATATTATAGATATCGGCGAAATTATAAAGGCATACAAAAAATGGACGGCTCATTTTCCTAACATAAAACCTTATTATGCAGTTAAATGCAATCCTAATCCGGTTATATTACACGTTTTGTCATCTTTAGGAACATATTTTGACTGTGCGTCTGAAAATGAAATAAAAACGATTGTTGAATTGACCAATGACCCCGATACCATTATATTTGCCAATCCATGCAAAATGTCGTCTCAGATTAAATATGCACGTGCAAATGACGTGGATCTGATGACGTTCGATTGTGAGGAAGAATTATACAAAATCAAATTATATCACCCTTATGCAAATTTAGTATTACGTCTTGCCGTGGATGATTCGCACAGCGTATGTAAGTTTAATAGCAAATTTGGCTGTAAATTAGAGAACATAGAAATTTTAATTAATTTAATTAAACTATTGAAATTAAAACTAGTCGGGTTCAGTTTTCACGTAGGAAGTGACTGTAAAAGCGTAGAGAGTTATTATAGTGCCATACAAACCTGTAGAGAGGCGTATGATTTGGCCGCTAAACACGATATAAAGATAAACATTATTGATATTGGTGGTGGATTTCCGGGAATTTATGTAGAAGGGGGAATTAATATTGAGCAAATCTCTGAGAAAATTAACCAGGCGCAACGAGACTTTTTCGGTGAGGAGGTGGATAATAATACGGTTCGTTTTATTGCCGAACCCGGGCGATATTTTGTTCAAAAATCTCATACTTTAGTATTAAATGTTATCGGGAAAAAACGCGAAACTATTTATAATGATGTAACCGAAGAAAATGAAGAGATTATTATATATTACTTGAATGACGGAGTATACGGTTCATTTAATTGTATTTATTTTGATAATAAAAAGCCGATAATATTGCCGTTCAACGAAAGAAATGAAAAAACGCTATACAAAAGTAAAATATTCGGACCTACCTGCGATAGTATAGATTTAATAAGTAAAGAAATCATGCTTCCCGAATTGGCCATCGGCGAGTGGGTATACGTGGATAATTTCGGTGCTTATACTACCGCAGCTAGTTCTTCGTTCAATGGATTCATAACGACCGACTATAAATATATTTTGAAGAATTAAATAACAAATTTTTTAATGTTTTCGATAACTGTCTTACTTATTTTTCTCGTTTGTCCCGTTTTAGTTACCGTAGTTATATCTTTCAAACAATTCGGTTCTTTGTCTAATTCTTTGATTAAGTTAGACAAAGACTTATATTTTTCAAGTATTGCTAGAGCAGATACTGAGCTTACCCCGGGTATTTGACATAACATAATTTCCCCTATGTTTTCGCATGTTATATTCTCCTTTTTTACTCGTTTGGATACATTTACATACTCTTTATCTGTAGAAACTACAGGTTCTTGTACTGGTTCTTCTACTGCTTGTGAAACATGGTTGTAGTACGCTTTTTTATTGTTTCTCTCTTTGCTTAATTTGACAAAAGAATTACAAAGAAAAATAGCAGTTTCTTCTAAATCTAATGTTCTTATAGCTGAAAACCCCTTATAATAATTTAGAGAAAAGATAGCCGAACATACGGTAAGTTTCTCATTTTTCGTATCCTTGAAATAATTTTTTTTATTCATATCTCCTTCGATTAAATAGATTATGTTATGATTATGTGTAGACGTGCCATTTAATCTGAAAGACTGTTCTTCATAACGACCATCTTTTATGCTAGATAGTAAATCGTTTATGGTTTTTCTCTCGATAAGTAGTTGGGGGGTATCTGTATCATTGTCGAAAAAAATAATATCTGCTAAAGGAAGTGACAATACCTCCGTTTGTACATCTTTGAATAATGGTATGGTGGAAATTAGCGTATTCATTTTCGCTATTAATTCGCGCTCACGCATATCAATTTGGATAATCATATAACCTATTAGTGGTTATCTTATTAAATTATTTTACTACTAAATATTTATAATAAAACATAAAATAAATATTTAAAAAACTTAACCCATATTTCCACCAATGGTAGCTCTGTAACCATACTTCTGGGTCTGAATAGTTCGGTTGGGAACACAGAATAGAGGCATCGTCAAAACGGATCCTTTCAGGGTAGGATTGTTTTGCATAAACCAGTAACCAGAAGAAGGGGCTAAACCGGCCTTTTTGGGACCACCACAAACGTTTGTTCGGTTGCAAATAGATGCGGCATTGCGTGCCGATTTGGATCCTGACATGTAAACCATTGTTATAATATAGCATAACATTTTTTATCATGCCAAATGCTTCATTTAATTCCTAAACATTGTTTATAAACAATATAAAGTTTTCTCATCAATTAACTAATAATAATGTCAGATATGATAGCCAAGAATATTAATAATGACGACGATATTATTAAAACAGAAGAGGGTCTAGTGTTTAATCCATATAATCCCTTTAATAAAAAGATTACATTGAGCGAAGTTCAATCTATTCTTTCTAAATATGATATTCCTGCCGAGGTATTTAATGTACAATTGTATCAACGGGCGTTTGTACATAGATCGTATACGAAAAGACCTCATCTAGAGAATGCTCAACATAATATTACGATTGTGGAAAAACCAGATGATTGCTTACAATTGAGTAGTAAGTCTAATGAGCGTCTCGAATTTTTGGGTGATGGAATATTGGAAGCGGTGACCAAATATTATTTATATCGTAGATTTCCTAAAGAAAACGAAGGATTTATGACGGAGAAAAAAATTGCCATCGTGAAAAACGAAGCGATTGGTAAAATAGCCTATGAAATGGGACTGCATAAATGGCTCATTATATCAAAACATGCGGAGGAGAAAAAAATTCGAACCAATCTAAAGAAGCTCGGATGCTTGTTTGAATCATTTATAGGTGCTCTGTTTCTCGATTTCAATAAAATGACGGTCAATGACGACAAAAATTGGTTTCAGAGCACGTTCGTCACCGGTCCGGGATTTCAAATGGCGCAAAAATTTATAGAAAATATATTTGAAAAACATATCGACTGGGTGGCTCTTATACAAAATGATGACAACTATAAAAACATATTACAGGTTATTATTCAAAAACAATTCCGGGTTACTCCGCATTATTTAGAAATTGAACACGACGTTGATTTTGGCTTTAAAATGGGTGTTTATTTGTGTCTAGGAGGAAATATTTATAATTTTGATAAAAACAATTCAATAGATATTTCTACGTTTCATTCTTTTAATCATATCAATGAGTACGTTAACAATAATGGTGGCAAGGCGCTAATATTTATGGGAGAAAGTCAGCATAAAATAAAACGAAAGGCCGAACAATCAGCATGTAACGACGCGATTAATTTTATTAAAAAGAACTTTCAGGATAGTGTTGTTGAGATGGATGTCGATATTTAAATCAAAACTTGAAAAGTTTTATATATAATTTATATAACATATGAATAATTTAGACATCTTAAAACAAAAAATGATGATAAAACCAATCGTTCAAGATAGAGAACTAGTTGCCGTATTGATTAAAGGGACCAAAAATAAGACCAATAGAACAGTAGATCCTTCTTTACAAACGGAAGAAGTAGAAGAAAAGGAAGAAGAAAAAGACGAATCGGACGTAGAAGAAAAAGAAGAAGGAACAGAAGAAAAAGAAGAAAAAAGTAAAGAAGCGAACAAAAGGCCTTTGATTATAGATGAAAGTTATAAACAATTTGACAGAAATTCTGTGTTGGAAAAACTAAAACAAAGCACCTTAACAAAAGTTGCAGACAGAACATTTTCGGTAGCCAAACCAGATTTCACTCTACAAAAAACGCAAACGACCGCCCCTAAACTTATCAAAAGACCTAAAAAAATTAAAAAACTTATCTTAAGTGCAGTCGAAGAAGACGAAGAACCGGTTATGGAAGAACAATTACCAAAGGATGCATTACCACAAGATATTATAGAAGAAGAACTACAAAAACCTGCTAAAAAACGCGAACGAGTAACTCAAAAAGTAGAGAAAGGTGTCGCCGTCATAGGTCCAGAAACCAAAAGTATTATTGGCGATACTTCCTTAAAGGAAAGATTACCCGTCAAACCCGCCCCTATTATCATAAAAGTTCCAAACTATTACATGAACAATCGAGAGATTTTTATCAACTTTATAAATTCTCTCTTTGATCCTTATAAAAAAGAATTAGCGAACAAAACAAACGAAATATCCTGTGATAATATTGGAGAAGCCAATAGTGAATTTTCATTGTTAACCCATCAAAAAATTGTCAGAGATTATATGAATTTATACACACCTTATCGTGGCGTGCTGCTATTTCATGGCCTGGGTTCCGGAAAAACGGCATCTAGTATTGCGATAACAGAAGGAATGAAAGATGCAAAACGAATCATTATAATGACGCCCGCCTCTTTAAGAGCAAATTATATTGAAGAACTAAAAAAGGCAGGCGACCTATTTTATAAAAAAAACCAATTTTGGGAATGGATTTCTACTGACGAAAATCCTAGCTTAGCACAGACCATATCTGGTGTTTTGAATTTACCCCAAGAATACATACGTAAACAACACGGTGCCTGGTTTATAAATATCAAAAAACAACCCAACTATGACCAATTATCCGACATTGATCGAAAATCCCTAGATAAACAACTAGACGAAATGATTCGAGCAAAATATACCTTTATAAATTATAATGGTTTACGCTCTAAAAAATTAGGAGAACTTACCGCCGGATATACTAAAAACCTGTTTGACAACTCGGTCGTAGTTATAGACGAAGCCCATAATTTAATCAGCAGAATTGTGAATAAATTATCCAAGGAAAAAGATATATCCGAAAGTTCACGCGGAGAGAAAGACCATTTACCTACAAATCTTGCCACCAAGTTGTACGAATATTTATTAAGTGCCAAAAATGCTAGAATCGTTTTGCTAACCGGAACCCCCGTAATCAATTACCCAAACGAATTCGGTATTCTGTTTAACATTTTAAGAGGTTATATTAAAACATGGTACATACCACTGAATATTAAAACAACAAACAAAATCGATAAATTTGCCTTACAACAACTATTGCTCGCAGAAAAAACGCATGATTATATTGATTACTCACCTTCTACTAAAACATTGATTATAACCAGAAATCCATATGGATTTAAAAATAAAATTAAAAAGACTAGCGAATATCAAGGGGTATCCAATTCGAAAAAAGATGATCAGGGTAACTTTACCTTTGAAGTTGATTTTGTAAGTGACGATGATTTCGAGAGAAAAATAATCAGCATATTAAAAAGAAGTGATATCGAAGTAATTAGTAGCGGAATTCGAATTAAAAATCATAAAGCATTACCGGATAAATTAGAACATTTTTATAATAGATATATTGAAGAAGGAACTGGTAACTTGAAAAATGTCGACGCCCTAAAAAGACGCATTATCGGATTATCTTCTTACTTTAAAAGTGCACAAGAAAGTTTGTTACCGAAATACAATAAACAACTTGGTGTTGATTACCATATTGTAAGAATACCTATGAGTAATTTTCAGTTTAAGATTTATGAAGGTGCTCGTAGACAGGAACGTAAAACAGAACTCGCGAAGAAAAAACCTTCGGCGGGTGATGATATGCAAGATCATAGCTCTACCTACAAAATCTTCTCTAGATTGTTCTGTAATTTTGTCATGCCCAACAGACCACTTCCGAAAGATATTGCGCTCGAATTACTTTTCAAAGAAAACGAATTATCTAACATAAAAGAAATGATTAAAAAAGAGTTGGAGGAAAAAAGCAGAGAGAAGCAACAAGCATTATTGTTGGAAGCAGACGATTCAGATGCAAAAGAACAATTGGAAGAACAATTTGTTAAAACAATAGATGACCATATCGAAATGATATATGCAAAAATAACCAAACAAAAAAAACCAAAAGAATTAAAAGAGGTAAAAGAAAAATCGGCTAAAGGAAAGGAAAAAGGAAAGGAAAAAGGAAAGGGAAAAGAAAAAGATATATTATTTGAAGAGGCGCAACTTAGAGAGATAGAAGAGGAAATAGCACGTAAATTAGAACAATTACGCGCGGAAGAAAAGGCGAATGAAGGCGATAAAGATAAAGATAATGGTTTTGTTAATTTAATCAAAGATGCACGTAGAGAAGAGGGGAAACAAGACGTATCCGGAGAAGAAGAAGCAGAAATTGAAGGAGACGAAATATTAGATAAAATCGGAGGAGATACTTATAAACAGCGAATCGAGGACACATTACGATTTTTACAAGACAATTCGAATGATTATTTAACCAAAGAAGCTCTACAAACATATAGTCCGAAATTCTTACATATTTTAGATAATATACAAGACGAAGATTATAGCGGATTACATTTGGTTTATAGTCAATTCCGAACACTGGAAGGTATCGGCATATTTTCTTTAGTATTAGAAAAAAATGGATTTACACGATTTACGATTAACAAAAACGCGGCGGGTGTTTGGAAAATTACCATTCCCGACGAGAAATTGGGGCAACCCACTTACGCATTATATACTGGAACAGAAACAAGCGAAGAAAAAGAAATCATTAGACATATTTATAACGGAGAATGGGATTTAGTACCAGAAACCATATCTTCCGTCTTGAATCAAATGGCAAATAATAACAATATGGGAGAAATAATTAAAGTGTTAATGATTACCTCTTCTGGATCAGAAGGCATTAACTTGAGAAACACTAGATACGTCCATATTATTGAGCCTTATTGGCATCCGGTGCGAACCGAACAAGTCATTGGGCGAGCAAGACGCATATGTAGTCATAAAAATTTACCTGAGAAATTACAAACGGTGGAAGTATTTATATACTTGATGTCTTTTACAGATGAACAGTTAAATTCAGATGAAGCGATAGAATTAAAAAGAAAAGATCTAAGTAAACAAACGCCCAAAGTACCTTTAACCAGTGACCAAAATTTGTTTGAAATATCGGAAATAAAGGCAAATCTTAGCTCTCAACTAGTAGAAGCAGTAAAACAAACCGCGTTTGATTGCTATATTTATTCTAACGGAAAGTGCGTCAACTTTGGCGATCCTACTAATGATAAGTTTTCGTTTGTTCCAGATTATGCCGAGCAACAAAATGACACGACGGTTCAAGCAAATAAAATCGCGGTTACGTGGACCGGTAAATCCATTACCATAATGGGAACTGAATACATATATAAACGAATAAATCCCAAGTTATTGAATATATATGATAAATCAACTTACGAACAAGCTATTAAAGATAGTTCTATTGTGCCATTACAAATAGGAACAGTAGAAATAAACGAAAAAGGGCAAGAAGTATTCAAACAATTGGTGACCTAATTTTAAATAAACAGACCAACTACCGTTTCAATCATATTTCGATCCTCTTCTTTTAACCCATAGTAATTATAAACAGTATCGTAATATTTAGCCCTTGATTTTTCTATCCAGCTTATATTGTCTATGTTTTGACACGCCAAAATAATAGGCACCTTTCGACGTGTGCGAGCCGCCTCGCGTCTTACATTTATTCTCCTCGCGTTTGCAACGAAAACCCGAAGATAATCGTTTCTTAAAGCATTACACCTAGACATAATTATTGAATGTAAACGATGGGTATCCAACACGTGGCCATTAGACATATATCTAATTATATTCAATAGAACCACCATTTTTACGGCGTACATTAGAGACATCATATCTTTATTGTATATTAACATGTGTTTATTGTTTAATTTCATTTTTAATTTCTATGATTTTGTACAAATTGTCTATTCGTTCATTCATTCTTTTTAATTCAAATGCAATATTGGACATAGATACATCTGGGGCTGAAGTTCGTTTTAATTTGTTAAATATGTTGGCATCATCATAACTTGACTCCTCGTCCATTCCTAAATTTATAACATTTAATACATTATTTGTCGGCGACTCATCTAATATTTTTATATATTTTTTATTATTTGAACTGTCTTCAATGGCGGGTTTTTGAACGAAGGGCGGTTGAACGAAGGGCGGTTGAACGAAGGACGTCTGAATCGAGGGTTTTTGAATAATAGGTTTCGGAACGCGGCTATTTATTTCGTCTATTTCGTAATTCCTTTTTGCTTTTATTTCCATTAACTCCTTTTCCATTTCTTTGATAGGTTCATCCTCTAATTTGATTTTAAAGTCTGGTATAACCAGAGGCTCATTTGGTATTGCACTTTTAAAATCATTTAAATGCCTGGTTAACTCATCGTCAAATTTTACCCTTTTGTTGTTTTGTATTTCTTTAAAAGTGATCAAATCATTACTGTTTTTTTTGTAACTAATTTGTTCTTCCTTTTTTATACAATTTATCATAAACATTATGTATTTTTTATTCATTGTGAACAAGTCGCTTTCGCGGTGCTCGTTATAAAATTTGGTTAAATTATCACGAAATATCTGAATTATATTTTGGTTTATAATCTGTGACTTTTCACTTAATGCGGTTTCTTCATTTATTAAATCCCAAATTAATTTCAAATTATCGTCATTTAAAAAAGAACCATTCATATATAACAATTCATTTAATTATTTAAATATATTTCAATATTATTCTTTAAAGGTGTAAAGGTCATTCTTTAAAAGCCATTCTTTAAAGTGTGTCATTGAAATATATTTTCCGAAATTTGTTTACATATTCATCCTTTATAAGGTGTGTTTTTAAATAATTGCTTCTCATTTTGTCTTCCAACATATGTACGATAAAATAAAGCGTATATATTCCACATTCGGTGTTCCCATGTTGATGTTCCACCCCCTCACTACTATCATATTTAAAACGTATCTTAGGATTTAATTCAAGCCCTTGTTTTTTCAACTTGTTCACTAAATGCATAATTTCCTTTGGAGCTTTGTCGCCGGTACTATCAAAATAGAATATTTCTTTTTTCTTTAAATTTATAAACATAGATATCCAATGTTGCCCGGGCTTATCGTGCGGATCCGTGTTAAATATGATTCCTATCTTAGTTTTACCAGACTTTATCTGTTCTTTCAAATTTATATTACATAGCTCATCCCAAACGCACTCTCCGTATATCTTTCTTTTATCAAAATCAATCGGAGTTGGACCTATAAAGTCGAAACATTTGTATGCTTTTTCATATTGTTTCATAACCTTTGTTATTTCTTCGCTAGATAACCATTCGTTTGGATTATTTTTCCACTCTTCGGGAGATTTCGGAGCAAACGAACTCGTCTCTTCTTTCACGTTTCCGAAATGCTTCTCTTGTTTTAACCAACACGATTCTTTGTTACAAACACTATATAACATTTCTGATAGACGCGAGTGAATTGCTTTTGGATCATTACTATTTATTTTGTTATCCGCATGTCTAAGGTTCCATTTGTCTCTTAGTTTATAAAGCGATTTGTCACTGTAACAAGAATAATCATTCATCTCGAGTTTGCTTTTTGGGCTACAATTTAATTTCATTAAATTTTTTTTGGTTTTTTTATGGTTTATTATCATTTTCTTTCTCCGGTGTGTCCTCATACTTATTAGTGATATTTTTCTTTTTTTTAACACCCTTTAATTTTAGTTGAGGATCTCTTAAATTTATATGTTTTTTTTGAGGTAGTATTATATTGCTCTTTTGACTCGTTTTTTTCTTAATGACAAAGTCGTCTAGAGTTATGTTCTTGTTATTTAATGAATGAAACATCAATTCATCTGCTTCAAGTTGCGTTTTGGTTTCGAATTCTTCCTGAGAGGTTTCTGGAGAGTTAATATCTTTATAACATTCCTGAATTAGGTCACTATTGTCGATTGTTTTGAAATAGTGTATACAGCATTTTATATAGTTGTTAAAATGGTGTTTCAATTCTTGATTTGGTTGATTCCTTAATTCGTCTGCTAATAATTCTCTGGTCAAACTACAAATCCTTTTTTTGTAAAATTTTTTATCCCTACTCTTGACCTTATTTTCCATACTTTTATTGTGGTCCTTTATTGATCCATTTAACAAATAATCTATGTTTATTTTTCTAACTTCTTCACAGATGGACATATACGTTCATTTTAAAAAAAAACAAAATTTGTAACAAATGCTTCAATATTTAACCAACAAAAAACTTTCTATTTCAAAAATCATATCATCTGGTAACGAAGAGTGTTTGAATACTAAAATTTTCGCAATTAACTTCAACGTATTCTCGAAATCGCGGTATTCATTTAACAAGTCTGTTATTCTAAATACTGGAGACCAATTATTTTCACATAGCTTGTTGTTACAACATATGCAGCCCTTAAACTTATTATATGTTTCATTATACGTTTTCCATAACCGTGGCGGATAACACATCGATGAGTAACTTAGCCTTTTGTCATTTATCCAAATGATTGGTGGTGAAAAAGGATAATGTTCTATTTTGAATTTATGTTCTTTGCCATCTATATTTGCGGTGACTAATTTGTCTTGTACATTATAAGTAAATGGAGTATCGCTCAAATCCTTGCGAAATCGTCTTATGTTTAATGGTTCAAAATACATTTTATTAAACGATATAAATAATAATAAATTAGATTTAAGTAACTTTAATCTAATCTATAGCAAGGTAACACGAATTAGATAATATATAATATAATATATAATATATTAAATATAACTAGGCATGTTGATGAAGAATGGAAAAAACAACAAGTCGCATTTTAATTTTATGGATGGCATTAATAGTTGTATCAATATCTTCTTTATACGACAAGATGAATTCCGAGTCAAAGCGTTTTTATATGTTCGGGCCTAACAATAATTTAATCGTGTTTGGTCTTGAAATTAATACGTATTCCAAGTATTTTGTTATTGTTACATATTGTTTAATAAATAGTTTATTGAGAACCTCGTGTCGCGACATATTGATCTCTTGGCAAATAAATAATGTACAAGACATAACAAAATACAAAAACAAAGAAATATCATGTTTCGCATACGAAGTATGTTGCGTAACTACTATGTATATGTGGATAGATTGGTACATTTATATGAATCTTCTTTTGGCTCAGGTTGATATGTTAATAATAGAAATATCGAGTGATTTATTAATGTCTTGTATTATAACAAAATACTATTTGAATTATAAAGTAAAAGGGGAAAATGTTTCTTGTGCAAATGATACTTGTGTAATGAATATAATGGTGGAGTGAACATAATGCGTAATTAACAATCTTGTGGTGTTAAATCCTTTACCTGGCTTCTGGTAGAGTTCATAAATAACCCAGTACCGATGTTCTTATTGTCCGGATTCGGGTCAAAGTCGCTAAAACGTTGCTCTTGAAATAATAGATTATGTTCTGAAATACGACCATTATTTTTAGTTTGAAATTGTTCGCTATACAAGTCGCTGTTCGAACTAGGAACGTATACAGACTGACTACATTTCTGTAAAGCATATATTTGATTTCTTAAAACAGACTCGGTGTTTACATTCGACGAAAATCCCGACCAGGGCGCCATTCTGTTGCCCGGATTGAAAGTGCTTTGCGTATTATAGGTAGGTTGTTCTGCCAGTGTTGCGGTTATTTCGCGCCTAGGGTCGACAATGGGGAAATACGAATATTTTGTCATTACCGGCCTGACGTCTAAATACGGCTGCAATGGACTCGACGGAATATTCCTTTCATATATTTTTTTATTTTCTTTCTCTTTTGCGTCCGAAACACATTTGCTCATATTATAATATACCTACACATATATTTTTATTACAATACTTTATTTTATAATTTGTTAAAATCATATAAAGATTTAGACGGAAATATTATAGACAATACATACGATGTGTGGCATATTTTCAACTCTAAATTATGATAACAAAAGTATCATCGAATCCTCGTTTGTAAAGGGGAAAAATCGGGGACCAGAAAATTCCTCTTTGGAATATTTGGTCAAGTTATCCTTGGGGTTTCATCGTCTAGCCATTAACGGTCTAGATGAAATTTCGAATCAACCCATTAAAATAAATGATATTATTCTTATATGCAATGGCGAAATATTCAATTATAAAGCATTGTTTGATTTGCTAAACATTACTCCAACTACCAACTCTGATTGTGAAATCATTATTCATCTATTCATTGAATACGGAATCGAACAAACACTAAATATGTTAGACGGCGAATTCGCATTTATCCTCCTGGATAACCGAGTAACGAACGGCGTTCAGGACTGTAAACTATATGTGGCAAGAGATCCATTCGGAATTCGGTCTCTATATATGCTTTCACCCCTATCTTTAAACCCCGTGCCTTTGAACGATAAAAACAATAACACTTTCGCATTTGCCTCTGAATTAAAGTGTTTAACGGATATTTATGATACGAACCACCAAGAGCTACAAGTAGAACAATTTACTCCCGGCACTTTTAGTACGTTTGTATTGGAGTTCAAATCAATCACCAATTGGACATTTGTTTCAAACAAACCATATTATTTGCCAGTCAGCACAACTCTCTGTGTTTTGCCGATTCAGGATAAAGAAACTATTTTAAAAAATATATCCGCTTATTTGTGTGCGGCAGTCGAGAAACGCCTAATTACCAGCGAGCGACCGATTGCTTGTTTGCTATCCGGTGGACTAGATAGTAGTCTGATTGCTGCATTAACCAGTAATTATTTCAAGGGTATCGACGAAAATTATCAACTAGAGACTTATAGTATCGGATTAACTGGTTCCACTGATCTTGCATATGCTAAAATAGTGGCCGAATATATTGGTTCCAAACATACGGAAATTGTAGTGACGGAAGAGGAAATGGTCGAAAGTATTGAAGCCGTTATCTACGCAATTGAAAGTTATGATACTACTAGTGTTCGCGCAAGTCTCGGTAACTATTTAATCGGAAAGTATATTTCTCGTCATAGTGAGGCCAAAGTTATTTTGAACGGGGACGGATCAGACGAATTATGTGGTGGTTATATTTATATGAACAAATGTCCAAACTCTTGTGAATTTGATAAAGAAGTAAGAAGATTATTGAAAAATATACATTATTTTGACGTATTGCGTTCCGATAAATGTATTTCATCGCACGGACTGGAACCTAGAACTCCGTTTTTGGATAAACATTTTGTCGATTATTATTTGTCTATTCCTTTAACCCTTCGTAATCACAAAATTGAGTATAAAATGGAAAAATATTTACTACGAAGTAGTTTTCATTATGACGTGTTTCAGAACTATAAGAATGAGCCATTGTTGCCCGATTGTATTCTTTGGAGAAAAAAAGAGGCATTTAGTGACGGGGTATCTAGTAAAACAAACTCCTTGTTTCAAATATTACAGACGCATATTGAAAACAAAACATCAAAAAGCCACCCCATAAGATATGAGGCGCCAATTGAAATGGAAAAGGCGTATTATAAACAAATATTTAACGCGCGTTTTCCAAATTGTCTCAATACCATTCCATACTATTGGATGCCCAAGTATACTTCCACGACGGACCCGAGTGCAAGAACGATTGAGAGTTATGACGAGGTACAATAATTAGAAGCTACAATATAATATTTAGATATATATAATGATTAACCCGTTGGATTATAAAACACAAGAAACCTTATACGACATAGTCACTTATTTTTCGTTTTTTTTAATATTTTTATCTGGATTAGGCTTGTCTACTTATGCCCCTGAATATCTAACTGAACTCAATTATATTGTAATGTTATATATTTCAATCATTTTAATATGGAGATTTCATCCTTTTAGAGTGACGCCCAAATTCACCAATCTAGATAGAAAAATAGCGTTTACCGCTGGGTGGTTTATTTTAACCACTAATTTTTTAAACAAACATATAACTCATCTACTTCTGAATAAGGATTTACTCGACCAAGGGATGAATATAAACGTTAGATAAAAGATATAAATTAAAAGATATAAATTAAAAGATATAAATTAAAAGATATAAATATAAATGAAGTGAATCAGTATTGACCTCATTTATATGAAACGAACCATACGTTATGAAACAGATTCTTTGGGCAAGATAGCCGTCCCAATCGATCGTTACTGGGGAGCTAATACTCAACGTTCATTAATCCACTTCACCATCGGCACCGAAATAATGCCGCTAGAATTTATACGCGCATATGTTTTGTTTAAAAAGTGTGCGGCACAAGCGAACTATAAATTAAAACTGTTGAATAAAACGGCCTTTACCGCAATAACACGCGTATGTAATGATATTTTGGATAACAATACATACAATAAGGAATTTCCACTTTACATATGGCAAACCGGTAGCGGAACACATACAAATATGAATATCAATGAAGTTATATCTAATATTTGTAATGAAAAATTAACAGGTAAGCTTGGAACCAAAACGCCAATACACCCGAATGATCACGTAAATATGTCACAGTCATCCAATGATACTTTTATAACGGCCATTCATATTTCGACTGCATTAATGGTTAATCGCGAGTTAATACCCAATTTAGAATATATGATAAATGGACTCAAACAAAAGCAACGCCAGTTTAAGGATATTATTAAATTGGGTAGAACTCACTTACAAGACGCAGTCCCTTTAACATTCGGTCAGGAATTTTCCGGATATGTCGCCTTGTTAGAAGATTCTTTATACAAAATAAAATATTCGTTGGGCCATATTTATCAATTAGCCGCTGGTGGTAGTGCCGTCGGAACTGGTATTAACACTCATCCGAGATTTGCAAAATTAGTAGCCCTCAAAGTATCAAAGGCAACTAGTTTACCGTTTATAACCGCTTCTAATAAATTTGCGGAAATGTCTAGTCATAATGCTGTTTTGTCAATGAGCGATTCCTTAAAACTATTGGCCACGAATATTATGAAAATAACAAATGATATACGTTTGTTGGCCTCGGGACCTAGAGCAGGATTGAGCGAACTAATATTGCCAACAAACGAAGCCGGCTCTTCCATAATGCCTGGCAAAACGAACCCAACACAATGTGAGGCAGCATCTATGGTTGCCATACAGGTGATTGCAAATAATACCGCAATTACCTTTGCCAATACTCAGGGACATTTTGAATTAAATGTATACAATCCACTTATGCTTTATAACATAACTCAATCTATTTCGTTACTTTCCGACGTTTGTAATAATTTTACAAAATACTGCGTATTGGGTATTCAGGTGAATAAAGAAAAGGTAAATAGTTACCTGGAAAATGCGTTAACCCTTGCCACTATATTGAATCCAATTATAGGTTATGATAAGGCGAGTAAATTAGCACAATATGCTTATGATAAAAATATTTCATTAAAAGAAGCGAATAAAGTTCTACAGTTTTTGTCGGAAAATGATATGAATAAATATCTAGATCCTAAACAAATGATAGTCATTTAACGCGTGGTCTCTTTTTCGTTTTGTTTTTAGAATTTGTCGTTCGTTCCTTCTTTTTGCTTTTATTATTATTACTATTATTGCCCAGGTTATCATCAGGGCCAAAAAATATTTTAATATGCTGTAATATTTTCTTTCCAATCATTTTATGTAACGCCAATTCGCTTGGAGCAATCTCGTTAAATCTGTAGTTGTAATTATTATAATGCGTATTCATTTCACGATTGAAAGAACGTTTGTTTTTAATCAGGCGTTTAAAATAGGTACAACTTTCGACCCGGGTTATCATTTCATCTACTACTATATTCCGAATATATGGTTTAATATTTATGTAATAAACATTGGCGCCGGTCATATTATGATATAATACATCATCTATAAAACATATTTTCGTATTCTTGTTTATTTCTGTACAATTTATAAAATCGCGGATTGTTTTGTCGTGACTACTTCTACACAACTCAACTCTCTTTCCGTTTACTTTGAACGCACCTATTACTCTATCAAACAACTCATACTTTAGTTTTTTATTGAAATACTTTTTGATATTCAGTGTCCAATCTTTCTCTCCTTGGTTATTCGTATAAATCATTACATTGGAACATTTATTATCTTGTTTTTGTATTTTAATGAATTCTAATATGTCCATTATATTTGGTCTTAAATATTCCGGAAATAAATCCAACAATTCATAGAAATGGTCGAAATGAGGCAGCGTCTTTAAACAACTATATAAACAATCATAAAATATACTAAATTGAGAGAAATGTCCTAATGTTTCATCCAAATCGAATACCACCATTTTGTAGCTCATATTAGGGAACAATATTTTAAAAAACGCATATTATTTAACACTAGGTATGATAAGATTCGTTTCATTCATTTGTTCAAATGTTCAAGCGCGGCCAATATAATATTTTCTTGATCGGTTAATTTTTGGAATACTAAATGATCATCTAGTGGAAATTGAAAATATTTGGTTCTAAACCCAAAATTTTTACATACCAATGAAATCCCCCAGTCAGCTACGCGCGTTTCGCAAAAGATTGCTCCTTTTTCCAACTGTATTACATTTGGATCTTTTAAATCGACCCATCTAATATATGTACCGTATTTCAGATCATCCAATTCGTCCACATATTTATAACCATTTAATTTTTTTAGTAATTCTAATGTATCCGCTTTGCTTAAATGAAGCTCTTTTAGAACAGACATATTCATTTCTTTAATTTTGCTTAAGGTAAGGGTTAATATTTGCTCATTATTGTCATTATCTAACGCTTTAGCTAGCTTTTCTGCATTCATTAAATATAATGATAAAATTATATTTAATATTTGATATTTGATTTATATTTTATTACTATTTGATTTATATTTTATTACCACGAAGATCCGAATCCGCCTCCTAAAACGGAATTGGCTGCCATTGGTTCCATAAATCCCTCTTGACCTCCTGATCCAGGCGATGAGGCACCTACCAATGGATTTGTATCCTTTTCAAACATATTATTGTAATTGGGTAATTGTTGTGGAGCCAATGAATTTGGAGCATTATTTTGTGTCATCTCATTCGACGGTAACGAATTTATAGCGGTACCGTCGCTATATGATTGTCCCGTTGCTACATTATTTGGTTGTCTAGTTGTGATTGGTTGTTTATTTACGTAAACCCCCTTGGTCGGCTTTTTAGCTTTTTTACTATCTGTTCCATTCCACATATCGAGCAATCGATCTATCAACACATTTGCTTTTTCCCCTACTTTCGTCTGAAGACTTAGTAAAAACATTAAAGTAACGGATACTGTATATATTACATTAATGTCGGGATACTTTACACCACTATATGTAGGAATATATCCAACCATACGATTAATGTGAAACAATCCTATAAATATGGTAATCACTTGAATTAATATTTCAGCAGATATCTCTAAACTACTTTTACTGTCGTCGACTTCTGGAATAAACTTTGATATTCCTTTATTTAATATGATAACCGGAATGAAAGTCAACAAAGCATATTGTATCAAATTTTGTATTTCCGCTATTCTTTCACTATCATAACTAAATACATATTTAAAAAAACCTTTTTTTGTATCATCTGTACTATCCATATGATTTATAAAAAGAAATTAAAATTATAAAAAAGTCAATATTATTATTTTAATTTATGTTAAATTCGTAATTAATTTAGAAACTATTTAGATTTATTAATTATAATGAGTAGTTCACGTTCTATAGCAGCCGCCAGAAACAGAAGAACCGGCGATTCCGCATTACAATCGAGAACGCCTAATAAGCAACCTGTGACTTCTATTAATTCTCAACGAGCCTTTTCACAGCAACCGCCACCGTATGCCAATAATGCGGTACCCGCTCCGAATGCTAAATCATTGCCATTCAGCAAACTTACCGTTTCGGATGCAGTTGGGCTTATTACCTTGAGACTCGGTAAAGTTGAACAATATTTAATTGATACACAAAATAGTGACAGCCAGAAATCGGTCGCGACTCCTACATCCGGTTTAGATAATAGCGTCATTTCAACTATTGTGAATAGATTAGATTCACTTGAAAAACAAAATATGAACGCGAATGTAGAAATGATTGACCAATTAGCAAAAGAAGTCAGTTCTGTTAAAAAAATGATTCAATCATTACAAGCGGAAATAGCAAATATCAAAAGTGACGTGAATACAAGATTTAATGACATTGATTTCGCCTTTGAAGAACTCGAAAAAAATTTAGAAGCAATGGAAGAACCGATGGTAGAAGAACTGATGGTAGAAGAACTGACGGCAGAAGAACTGGCGACAGAAGAACTGATGGTAGGAGAACAGATGGTAGAAGCATCCATTATAGAAGATCCTATAGTGGAAGACGTTGTCGAAGCCGATAAGGAAGAACAAAAAGGGCGAAAGGGAAAGAAAGGTAAAAAGGGCGATAAACCAAACAGCATCGATCTTAGTGGCGTCGAAAATTCAATCAAATCAGAAGAGGGAATCCCAAGTTCGGCATAAATTAAAAATGTTTAAAGGCTTCAAGTATTTAAACACATACCCTTTTTAACATTATTATGAAACTAGGTATTTTTAATAAATATAAAAAGGACTTGTTCGTTGCTTTATTTCAAACATTGCGAAACTGTAGTTCACTCATAAGTATTATATTTAGAAAGGACGGGTTACATATACAAGGCATGGATAAATCACATATTTGCTTATTTGAAGCGAATATCAGAAGAGAATGGTTTGATGAGTACGAAACGAATATAGAACATACCCTCCACGTCGATTCAAACATTTTTTATAATATAATTAATCATAATCAGGATAAAACGAATTTGTTTATTATGTACTCGGTGGACGACCCCGACAACTTATTAATAGATATTTTATCTTCTGGAAAAAACAACACCGTATTTGATAAACACTTTAAATTACCACTCGTTGAATACGAAAATGAAGTGTTTCAATTGCCCGATTTAGAATATGACGCCGAATTTAGTATCCCTTCTAAAAACATTTGTGATATTCTTTCCCAAATGTCACTTTTTGGCGACGTGGTAAATTTTAAATGTAATGACGATGGCATACATATATTAACGAATGGACTATCCGGCGAAATGTTGGTTAAACTACCCATCAATGAAATTACCGAATATAGTGTCGTCGAAGAAGAAGAGATCGACGTCTCTTATAGTCTAAGTTATATTAACAAAATGATACTTACAAATAAGTTATCTACCGAAATTGAGTTTTGTTTAATTAAAGACGCGCCGATGAAAGTCAGATATTCACTTGATAATGATAGCTATTTAATATTTTATATCGCCCCCAAAATCTGTTAATTGATTGCTTCGTTATAGACACCAAAAATTAGTATTATTTTTATTTAATATTACAATGAAAATAATAATAAGAGTATTCATATTTTGTTTAGTATTATTTATATATCTACATATACAATTTCACTTAAAAACCAGCAATGATTTAGAAATATTTGAATTAGACGATCCGACCAAAGATAAACTGGAACAAGTATGCGATTTAAGACAACCGGTAGTTTTTAATTACGTAAACGACCATTTTTTAAACGCCAGTAGTTTCAAGCAAATTGTTAATAATTACTACGCATTTGATATTAAAATCCGGTCTGTTAAACGCCCGGCGGATGACAACGGCGAGCTATTTTTGCCACTATCTTTAAACGGCGCCGTCAAACTATTTAATGAAGACAACCAGTCTAGCTATTATTCCGAAAATAATAAGGATTTTTTACAAGAAACCGGTGTTATTAAAAGTTTTTCATACAATGATAGTTTTTTTAGACCTTATATGGTGTCTAATTGTAATTATGACATATTATTAGGATCAGTTAATAGTACAACTCCTTTTAGATACAATCATAATTATAGGAATTTTTTTATGGTCACCCAGGGTAGTATACAAATCAAACTGGCACCACCTCAAAGTATTAAATACTTGTCTCCTGAATATGATTATGAAAATTTCGAATTTAGATCTTTAATCGACGTATGGGCACCTGAAAGCAAGTTCAAAGTGGATTATGATAAAGTACAATTCATTGATTTTACTTTACAGCCTGGAAAAGCCTTTTTTATACCCGCTTATTGGTGGTATAGTATAAAAATTTTAGAGAAAAATACATTGGTGTCTATCTTTAATTATAGAACATATATGAATAATTTAGCAATTACTCCTTATTTTGTATTGCACGGATTACAACTTCTCAATGTTAAAAGAAATATTGCAAAAGTAAATAATAATAACCGTGTAATAGTTGAAAACGATGAACCCCGTGCCGAAGATCCTACTTTGGATACTAATGTAGAAGAGCCAAAAGATGCCGAAAAAAAAATAGATGAGGATTAATGGTTGCGTTATTTTTATAATACTATTATATATAAATGTCCTCTCTCTCTTCGATGTTTAACAAGATGTTTAAAAATAAGACGAGCAAGAAACGTGGTTCTAAGAAAAGTAGATCCAAGAAAAGTAGATCCAAGAAAAGCGGATCCAAGAAATCTTTAAAAAATAAAACAAAGCGTAGAAAACAAAAGGGTGGATGAGGGTCGGCGCCTACGGTTAACCCTGTCTAAAGAATCGCTTTTTATATATTGTTTGGTTCTTGAATGACGAACCTACGCGTAATTAGAATACGTTTATGTTTTGAAAAAAGAACTTATAACATATAAAAATATTAAAGATAACTCTTGTATTATTATATATGACCTCTTACAAAATACAAGTTGCCGACAGAAATTATAGTAACTGGACTATTCTAGAAACGATCAATTTTGATGTAGTTGACATCAAAATGGATCCGATTACAAATAAACTCTTTTCCAACGACGTCTTTCAAATAAAAAACAACGGCGACGTTTCTATAATGCATTCCTCTACTAGACAACAAACAGACATACCAGGAGTACTTGTTTTGAGTGGAAACAAAACATATGGCCGTAATAATAAGGGAAAACAATATTATAAATGCGACCCCGACGATGTTCGTCTACCTTCTTTTTTAATACCATATGAAATTAAAAATGTTGGGTTTTCCAAAGTATTTGCCAATATGTACGTCACCTTTTCGTTCTTATCGTGGGATAGTAAACACCCAGTTGGCGTTTTGTCAACGGTTATCGGGGATACCAGTGAGCTATTTCATTTTTACGAGTATCAACTCTATTGTAAAAGTTTGAACGCCTCTATTCAAAAATTTCATAAATCGACCACAAAAGCGGTTACAAAATATGCCGAGGAAAATTATGTCGACCACATGCGTTTAAAGTATAATAATTTGGAGGATAGAACCAAACAAGCCGATTGGCATATTTTTACAATTGACCCTGAAAATAGCGTAGATTTGGACGACGGATTTAGTGTAAAAACGATTGATCACGAAACTATTATGGTTAGCATTTATATTGCAAATGTATCCATATGGATGGACTGTTTGAATCTCTGGGAAACATTTTCACGAAGAATCGCTACTATTTATCTACCTGATAAAAAGAGACCCATGTTACCCACCCTCTTGTCTGATAATTTATGTAGTCTTCACGCAAACACGAATCGCGTTTCGTTTACAATGGATGTAATTATAAAAGGCGAAGTGGTTATAGATATTAAGTATTCCAATTGTATTATAAACGTATCTAAAAATTATCATTATGATGATCCGGCCTTATTTAAAAGTAAGTATTACATACAATTGTTTGATATAACCAAACAATTATCCAAAACCTATAAATATATTTCTAATATAAACAATAGTCACGACGTAGTTTCTTATTTGATGACGTTTATGAATTGTCATTGTGCAAAAGTGTTAATTGATAACAAAACCGGGATTTTTAGGTCGACCACCATGAAAGATTCCTATAATATTCCGACTGGCGTCAATGAAGAGGTGGTAAAATTTATTAAAATATGGAATAGCTCTTCAGGACAATATGTAGATGGTGCGTCCGTATTAAATTCAAATGTCGGCACTCTGCGCCACGATTTATTAAATATGGACGCCTATATTCATATTACCAGTCCTATTAGACGGTTGGTCGATCTTCTAAACATAATTAAATTTCAAGAAATTAATCATATGATATCTCTTTCAGAAAATGCGGGTCGTTTTTACGACAATTGGCTAAAGGAACTCGAATATATTAACATAACCATGCGCTCTATTCGCAAAATACAATGTGATTGTACATTGTTAGACATATGTTGTAACAATCCAGCTACAATTGATCGCGAATACGACGGATATGTATTTGATAAGATTGTTCGGAATGACGGACTTTTTCAATATATTGTTTATATTCAAGAATTAAAAATGTCTTCCAGAATCACCACGAGAGAAAACTATACTAATTATGATATGAAAAAGGTAAAGTTGTTTTTGTTCAATGACGAATCGCGTTTCAAGCGAAAGATAAGATTACAGATTTTGTAATGGACAAATTTTGTAATGGGCGAAGTTTATTTATCAATAATCACCTCCTTTGCGATATTTTTAATTATTTTGTTTTCATTAATGGTTCCGTCGTCGCCCGGGCCTCCCATGGACTCCATTAAAATTTTCAAATATTGATCAGACTGTTTCGATTGACTTTGATGACAATTCGGGTATTTGACTTTGAACTCATTTACCATCTTGGAATTTTTATGAGCTATATGTTTAATGGCTTTTCTTATTTTGTTTTTATCTCTATCTTCTTTCTCCCATTGGTTATCATCTTTGATATATAATACTTCGCGTTTTACGTCACTACAATGTACTGGGCGCTTGGTAATATCTAATGCTTGTAGATTTTTCACAATAATATCGGAGATTCCATTTACGTATCCAATTTTGCCTACATTTTCCAGGTCGGATAATTGTAATTTTAATGAATCCACAAAATCCATTATATTCATTGCATCTTTGCATTCGTGGTTTAAAAAAATATTCAAGTTAAATGTTTTGTTATAATTATTGTTGGTTGTATTATTATATCCGGATTTCATAATTTCCATCATTTTATCGTTAATATCTTGCGTTTGTTTCATCAGTTCTTTGTTTTGTTTTAATACTAAACCAACGAGTTCTTTATCTGTTAAGCAACTATTTTCTTCCGTTTCTAAACTAACTACGCATTTTCGTTTATGAACGTATAATCCCTGTCTATATTTATAGCTCTTGCCACAAATACACTTATTTATATTGTTTTCGGGGTTGCTTATTGGAATGCTTTTTTCGTAGTTGGGTTTTTCCGCTTCTACTACGTCATTATATGTCATCATTTTATGTTTACGTGTGGATAAATGATTATTGTAATTACTTTTTTTACTGCATTTGAAATTGCATTTTATACACTCAAATATTTGGCATTTTTCGGCATTTTCTTTGTCATCATTTGTCATTTATAAATGATGACAAAGAAAATGCCTAAATTATTTTAATTGTAACATATAATACCCGGTTTCGCGAAAACGGACATTTTTCGATTGTTTTGTACTTTGCAAAATTTCGTTACCTAATATGGTTTGGCATTTTTCGGCATTTTTCTGTCATCATTTTGTCATCATCGGTGGTCGCTCGTGTCGAATTATTTTTATTGCCGCGCGCCATTGTCTGCCTATCTGGTAACAGAATTTGTCCGAATACTTTCCGGCATTTTCCGGCATTTTTCTGTCATCATTTTGTCATCATTTAATGATGACGCAAAAAAATGCCGGATTTTGGGCGAAAAAATATTATGGTAACAAATATTTTAAAAAAGTTTTGGTACCACACCTTAATTTTTTTTTATGGTCACACGAAAAAAAAAGTTGGGAAAGTGTTTCCCATATTGGAATTTGGACATTATTTTTGTCCAATTTCAAGAATCCAAAATACTTTTGGGAAAGAGAAAATTTGCAAGTGCGTTTAAAATCGAGAATATCGATTTCTTTAGGAAAGTAACCACGGTGATATTAAGCGGGATTTTTTTGTTACAAGTATTCAACATATGCTGTCGGAACTTTAACAAAATTCTACGTTTTATTTTGCGATAATACATGACTTTACGATTTGTGAAATGATTTTAGGAAAATTACGGATGTTACGAATATTATCTATATTGCAATCTTATATCTTTTTTAGAAAACTACGTGCGCGAAAAACGCATGTAAAATTTATTTGCGTTACTATAAAAATATACTATTATATAAATGGTACAAAATCAACTTAAAATAACCTTGTTGCGTAGTGCAGAAGCCAGTATCATGCGGCGAATTCAATTAGATGTTGTACGCAAAAAACAAGCGGAACTCGCGCGAAAAAAACAAGCGGAACTTGCGCGAAAAAAACAGGCGGAACTCGCACGAAAAAAACAATTAAATGCCTTGCAAAAAAAACAACCGCCTACCCTACCAAAAAAACAACCGCCTATCCTACCAAAAAAACAACCGCCCGTTGTACAAAAAAAACAAGTAGAGATCAAGAAAACTAATAAATCGGAATCAGAAGCGCGCATGTTCTACTTTATCCATAATTACAAAACACTAGGTACCACTATATGTAGTCAATTGTCTAACGGTTACAAAAATCGGTATTACGGACATAAAGCGTTTTCAGAATGGGAAAAGAATAATTTTCCACTGAAAATAAATAAAAAGGCCTTGGAATTATCACCTTTTTCTTATTTGAACCCAGTTTCAATTGATCATATTCATTTGGATCAATTAATTGACTTGAATATATTACCTAAACACCAGTTAACTAAAATATCTTTTGTAATGATTGTTAGAGATCCAATCGATCGGTTTCTCAGTATTTGCAACTTTCATAACATTAGCCCTAAAAAACAGATTGAAAAATTACAAAATAACATAGGGGACAACTTTTACCAATCCAAGTTTTTACAGAACAATCACAACATAACGGTTAAAACAATTAAGATGGTTAATGCAAAATCCATAGTCGAGTGGTTTAAGCAGTTTAATGTAAAAATAGATTTAAATAGAAGACTTAATGTAAGCACCAAACGATATGCTTTGTCCGATTTAGAGCCAGCAGAAATTGAGTTTTTAACCCAGTTTTATGCGGAGGACTTTAAACTTTATGAGGAAAGTGAGTGAAATCAATATGTTAAAATCATATAAAGGATAAGTGTGTATTTATCTTAATGGTAAAAGTATGTTCTCTGACGAATTACCCCGCGGATAGTTTTTCAAAATATAAAGAATATTTTGAAAAATTTAATTATGAATTACACACATTTCAGAAATGGGCTATAGAGGGTATTATATTAGGCAACCACGTATTGGTAACCGCGCCTACCGGAAGTGGGAAAAGTTTACCGGCTGAATTTGCAATCGACCATTTTCACGGCAAGGGCAAAAAAACAATATATTGTTCTCCTATTAAAGCATTATCCAATCAGAAATATTACGACTTTACTAATAAATATCCGCATATTAGTTTTGGGCTTATTACCGGAGATATAAAAACAAACCCGGACGCCGATGTACTCATTATGACGACCGAAATTTTGCTAAACAAGCTTTATCAAAGCAAAAGTAATTCAACACCGGTTCAATCGTCAGTGTCGTTTGATATGGATATTTATACAGAATTGGCGTGTGTAGTATTTGACGAAATACATATGATCAATGATAAAGATAGAGGCACCGTTTGGGAAAATTGTATAATGTTGTTGCCAGAAAATATCCAAATGATTGGATTATCGGCAACGTTAGATGATCCCGAAAAATTTGCTTATTGGTTGGAAAACAGAGGCGAACAACCATCTCAAGACGTCAATAAAAAACAAGTCTTTTTGGTTAAAAAAAAGGATCGGGCGGTGCCATTAACTCATTATTCATTTTTAACAACTACCCAGACCATATTTAAAACGGTAAAAGATAAGGCAATGCACCAAGAGGTCAACGCGTTGACAAATAAATTTTATGTAATACAAGATGCAAACGGCAAATTTAACGAAGAACACTATTCTAGAGTTGGTAAAATGCTAAAAGTTTTCGAGACAAATAAAATACGAATAAAAAGGAGTCACGCATTAAATCAAGTGTCAAAACTACTTTTGGAAAAGGATATGTTACCTGCACTATGCTATGTTTTTTCCAGAAAACAAATCGAGATTTGCGCGAAAGAGTTGACAACACCTCTTTTAGAGACGGATAGCAAAATTCCTAATATTGTAAAACATGAGTGCGACAAAATGATACGCAAATTACCTAATTATCAAGAGTATTTACAGTTACCTGAGTATAATACGTTAGTTTCCCTTTTGGAGAAAGGCATTGCAACACACCATTCGGGTATGATGCCGGTTTTGAGAGAAATAGTAGAATTGTTTTTTGCAAAAGGATATATCAAGTTTTTGTTTTGTACCGAAACCGTGGCGATTGGATTGAATCTACCTGTGAAAACGACTATTTTTACGGATATCAATAAACACGATGGGGATAATTTCCGAACTCTTTTAGGTCACGAATTCGTACAAGCGAGTGGTAGAGCGGGAAGGTTGGGTATTGATACCGTAGGAAATGTAATTCATCTACATAATCTTTTTAGAGATATGACAAAAACAACATACAAGGAAATGATGGCCGGAAAACCCCAAATTTTAGCCTCTAAATTTAAAATATCATATAATTTGTTATTGAATCTAATTGACATCGGAGACTGTGATTTGAATAAATTTGTAAATAGAAGCATGATTACTACTGATATTGACAATCAGTTAAAGGGAGAATACGATAATATTTGTAGGTGTGAACAGGAGCTGGATAAAATTCGTATTGCAACCACATATTTGAGAACCCCGCATCCTATTCTAGAAGAATTCATACTTCTAACCAAAAACAAGGGTGCCGCGGTGAACAAAAAACGTAAAGAGATCGAAAAAAGAATGGGACAATTAACGGATGAATACAAGTTTATTGTGACTGAGTGCGTTTCATATCAGAAAGTATGGGAAAAGGAAAAGGAATTGTTAAAGTATCAAGATAATTATAATAATGAGAATTCGTTCTTGAAAACTAGCATAGAGAGAGTTATACAGTTATTGACAAATGAAAAGTTGATTGTGCGCGACGAGTCACTCGCAACATTTTCCTTGACCGTACAGGGCTCTATTACAAGTAATATCCGGGAACTAAATTGTTTGGTGTTTACTTACTTAGTAACCAACAAATTAATAACCGGATTTAATAGTGTTGATTTAATTACACTATTTAGCTGCTTTACGAATATAACCATTAATGACGAATCAAAGAGTATTCATCCTAATTCAAAGTCGCAAAAGGTAAATGATTGTTTACAATTAATAGTAACGAAATCGAGCGAATATCAAGCAAAAGAAGCCTCATATCAAATTATAAGTGGTCTAGATTACAACTATCACTATGAATTGGTACAGTACATAGAGGAATGGTGTAATTGTGAAAGAGTGGAAGATTGCAAAATTCTTCTGAGTAAGCTAGAAAGAGAGAAGGGTATTTATATTGGTGAGTTCGTAAAGGCGCTACTAAAAATTAATAATATTGCGGGCGAGATGGAAAAAATTGCGGAACTGACGGAAGATCTAGTCTTTCTAACGAATTTGAAAAATATTTCAGGGTTGACTCTTAAATATGTGGTTACAAACCAATCGTTATATGTTTAATTTTGCGTCCCTCATTTTATTTATTTTTATTTTTTAAATTTATTGGTATTTGTATGAAAGGCAAACGAGAAAGAGAAAATATGTTGACCGACGAATGGTTTATCGGAGACGAAGAATGGGACTATTCTGGCTCAGATACAGATTATGGCGCATGCTACATTAAGACGGGCGCAATGACCCGACCGCCGACACCTTACCCATCATATGATTCTTTTCCTAAGACGGTCAATGATTCAACTTTTCAAATTTTTGAACCAGCACCTAATATGAATTTTTGTAATAAATTTTGTTATTGGATTTCTCGACTAGGAAAAAATATTCAAATACTTTATGCAAAACTATTATTTAAATAGACTCTTAAATTATACATATGGAGACCTTAATAAATAAAAAGTATAAAATAGGTGAAAAAATAAGTAATGGTGCCTTTGGGGAAGTGTTTAGAGCGGTAAATATTCGAACCTCAGAGGAGGTGGCCATTAAAGTAGAGCAAATTAACAAACAAATAAAAATGATAAAAAACGAAACGATCATTTATACCTATTTGAAAAACGTGCGATGTGTACCAACCGTTAAGTGGTATGGTTCTGATGATAATAATTATTATATGGTTATGAATTTACTGGGAAATTCCTTAGAGAAAATCAAGGGTATGGTTACTACCTTCTCTCTAAAAGTAGTTTATCAGATTGCTGTCAAGGTTTTAGAAATCATTAAATTGGTTCATGAAAGAGGATTGATACACCGAGATATCAAACCCGATAATTTTTTGTTTGGATTGGGCGAATCCAAAGAACGATTATTTATTATTGATTTTGGTTTTAGTAAACCTTATATTGAAAATAATAATCATATCAAAGAGGGCAAAACAAATAGTTTAATCGGGAGCCATACTTATGCCAGTTTAAACGCGCACGAGTGTTTAGAATTAAGTAGACGGGATGATTTAGAATCTATTTTTTATATGTTGGTATATTTTCTAAATGGTCGATTAGATTGGCAAGAGTTAAGAGTTAACCAATTGAAATATGTCAAGGCAACCAAACAGCAGTTTATTTTGAAAAACAATTTGCCTGAAGAGTTGAAACTATTTATTGCATATGTGCGAAATTTGAACTTTACGGATACTCCCGATTATGATTATTTGAGTCAGTTATTTCTAGATTATTTGAATGCCCAGGACAACAACTGTGTTTAAAAATATATAAAATTATATTATATTTTATATAATTGATAATGGCTTATGATAAAATGGACGAATATGCAAAGACTATTTATAATATTTTTATTAGAATCAATAAAAAGGCAAAAGAAAAACAAAACAACAAATTTGGATACATATCGATGATGATTTACAATTATTATGTGAGTATTATTAATGATAATGGATTAGAAATAGAAGACCCCGAGAGAAGCGAAGATAAGGATTATACGGTCGATATGTCTCATTTTTTCGGATACATATCCGCGAATAATATCGAATTATTAAATTTTAGTAAAATTTCAATGGACGATATTAATGTAAAAGATAAAAAAGATATCGAACGATTTGTGCTGTCACATATTTATTATATCACCCAAAAATAGTTTAAAGAGATTTGTTATTATAACTATATAATGTGTGACATCGTAAAGGAAATTGGATACGTAAAATGGTTTAACAGTAAGTCGGGATTTGGCTTCATTACAGTAATGCAGTCTGGTGAACACGCTGGCAGTGATATTTTTGTGCATCATTCGGGACTTAACGTCTCCAATGATCAGTACAAGTATCTAGTGCAGGGCGAGTACGTTCAGCTTTCGATTGAAGCGACCGATGACGAGAAGCATAAGTTTAAGGCAGTCGGCGTTTCTGGAATCTGTGGGGGCAAACTAATGTGTGAAACTAGACTCCTGTATAAACAAACAGCCAATAGTTCGCATGAACAGCCAATGCTAAGTGCTACCAAACCAAACAGAGGGATTAAGAGCGCCGGTCCTCGCGGAGACCAAAAACGAAAAACTCCTTCCAGTAAAATCTCCGAAAATATCCAGTTTCGCCGATCTTCTTTAGAAGAATAAATAAAATTATTATGTTGTTTAAATATATAACAATGGATGGTATGAAAATGCAAGGCGGAAAACGTTCAAAGAGGCGTTCAAAGAAATGCATGGGAGGTAAACGCAAGAGCAAAAAGTCGAATGGTCATAAACATACATGCAGTTGCCCGATCTGCAAAAATATGAAGAAGCGCGGAAGTACTCGTCGCCGAAGACGTTAATTAGTTGGTGAATTATTTATATTGTCGGTTAACTAATATAAATAATGACAAATGTAGGAAATATAGAAAATGTAGAAAATCTCTATAATAAATTGATTAAACAAGATAGGTCTTTATGTGTAATCGTTTATTGTCTACCCAAAGTAGGCTCGACTACACTTATAACATCTTTAAGAGTTTCTTTAGGAAATAAAGCGAATGTTATACATATTCATAATGAAAATATGATTGAAACCTTAACTGGCATAAAATCGATATCAATAAACGAGCTAATTTCGTATATTTCTACCAAGGTAAATAAGTTGTATGTAATTGATATTTATCGCACCTCGCTGGAAAGAAAAATATCGGAGTATTTCGACAAATTGACACTTCATTTCAATAACACCGAAGAAAATTTATGTAATTATAATATTCAATTACTTATTGATCGGTTCAATAGACTATTTCATTGTATGCAAGAAGGCGATTATTTTTTTGAAAAATATTCAATTACTAATCTACGAAAGCCTACCGCATTCGACTTTGTTGATAAACATTTGATTTACAACGAAAGGAACCTTTGTTTTGTTAAACTAAGGCTTTGTGACGCGAAGGAATGGGCCACTATTTTATCTGAATTATTCGACAAAAAAATCGTTATTATAGACGACCATTGTTCTAGTAATAAAAGGATAGGATTAAAATACGATGAATTTAAGAAACAATATTATTTACCGTCTAATTTTTTCGAATACATTTCTAAAGATCCACAATTATCTTTTTATTATAATGCCGCCGAAAAAGAGGCATATTTAAATACGTGGAAAAAAAAACAAGGCGACTATTTTCAATCTTATTCACAGACTGAATACAATCTGTATTTGTCTATTACGTTACAAAATCAATGCCACGATTGCGTAGAGAATGATCATTACATAGATAGTGGTTGTTATTGCAAAGCCTGTTCTATTAAGCGGTGCGTTTTATATAATAAAGCGTTAAAAGGTGAAATAATCAAAGATAAAATTATACATAGCGAATGTGTTCGCGAATTAGTCGAAAATAAAAAAAGGGCTATACAACGGCGAATAATTAATAAATACAAGAACAATTCAGTCATTATGAAAAAGGGTGGGTATCGCGTGAGAAGTCTGATAGATATCAATTAATTTTCAAAGTTGGCTACCATTTTATCATAATATTCTTGTTTAATTTCACATCCTTTAAATTTGCGATTTGTATTTTTACAGGCAATCGCAGTCGTTCCGGCTCCCAAAAAGGTGTCGAGAACGGTGTCGCCTTCATTTGAGTGCTTCTTAATTATGTCGATGAATAAGTCAAGACTTTTTTGCGTTGGGTGAAACCGGTTTTTACCACCCTGTAGAGGATACATATAAATTCCGTTATCGTACTTACTATTGAAGGTGGGTTTGCTACCCTTGATACCTAATATCGCTACTTCTCTACAGTTTGTCAAGTAGTTTGTGCTACTATTTCTGGGTTGAGGATTTGTTTTGATCCATTCTATAAATCTGATTTGTTTGAACTTGTATTTTTCGAACAAATCCTTAAACGTGGTCAGTTTCCAAATGTCTATAAACATAATCAGGGTGCCACCTTTTTTCAGTTTATTGTAAAACTCTTTAATGAATATTTCTAGCTCGTCAATGGTAAAGTTACTATCCCACTCGCCGTAATCTGTTTGGACACAATATTTTTTTCCATACACAGTGCCATATTTAATAAAGTTACCCTTATTGTCGTCGTTTTCAATAGAATTGGCGCTTTTATATGCAGACCATTCTTCGTCTGTTTTCACGCACGTAATATTCTGCTCTTCGTTGGCCTTGACCGTTTTATAATGTATGTCCATTCCGGTTTCTTTTGAGATAATATAAGGAGGGTCTGTCAACACTAGGTCAATTGACCCGTCGTCAATCGTCTTTAAATAGGTAGTTCCGTCTGTGTTACTTATGTCCATTGTAGTTTTATTTGTATTAGATAATAAAAGATGAACTGTATTCAATTTTTTATTAATATTGCGTTAATAAAAAAGTATAATGAAATATTATAAATGTGGTCGTGGTATAAATTGGTGATTAACAGAGTAGATGGAAATAAGTCGAATTACTATTTAAAAACGGTGAGGGGTATTGGAAAGAAAGAAATAAGAGGAATATATGAGAATCCAGGTTTGGGTAAAAACGTATTGATAGAGGGTGAGAATTGGTATAGTGGGGTAGATGGTAGTATCGAGGTGAATTTTAGGTCGTCGATATTAATAAAAAATCCAATCGAAAATAAGGAAGAGGAATTAAATATTTCAGGTAATGGATTTATGGGTTATGTGGTAGACGCGCCGATAATTGGTCGTCAAATA